ATGATGAAAAAAAATCTATTGATGTTATTACTCGCCTTCTCAGCGGCGGCCTCTGCGGCCCCAACGGTAATTACGGTAAGCCGCTTTGAAATTGGCAAGGACAACTGGGCATTCAATCGCGAAGAGGTGATGTTGACGTGTCGCCCGGGACACGCCCTCTACGTCATTAATCCCAGTACGCTGGTGCAATATCCGCTAAATGATGTTGCCGAGCAGCAGGTGAAAAGCGGCAAAACCACCGCGCAGCCTATTTCAATCATTCAGGTTGATAATCCGTCCCATCCAGGTGAAAAGATGAGTCTGGCACCGTTTATTACCCGAGCAGAGAAGCTTTGTTAATAAATAGGAATAACTTCCTGATAAATAATAAAAAACCGCAAGCTTAATTTAATAAGTCTTGCGGTTTTAACATTTTTAAGCGTGACGATAGCCTGATTTTTCAGAGCGTACTCGCTGCAAACTGGAAAACCTGACGTCGTCATCTATTCTTAAAGTGCAAGGCGACTTAGCCTGCATTAATGCCAACTTTTAGCGCACGGCTCTCTCCCAAGAGCCATTTCCCTGGACCGAATACAGGAATCGTATTCGGTCTTTTTTTATATCTTTGAAATATAAGCGTTTTATTGCGGTTATCCCGAAATTTCCCGAAATTTTCCCGAAAACCTTATATTGCGTTCAAACCATAACATATTCTGCACCGCGTGCGTCCAGGTATTTTTTGGTCATGGCGATGTTTTTATGTCCAAGTAATCGCTGCGCGAATTCTTCTCCACGCTCCTTTTCATACACTCTACTGGCCAGACTCCTGATTTCATGAAAAGGCGGCGGGTTTGATCCGAACTTTAGCTCTGTCTCATCTCTGACGTCTGAAAACGCTTGGGTCAAACCGTCAGGGGTAAGCGGACCAGGTTTCCTTCCCCCGCGCCTGACAGGCGAATAAAGCATAAAGTCTGATGGGTTATTGATCCTGCAACGCTCGATCACATGACCTAACACCAAACCTAATGCTTCCAGTTTCAGATCCAAAGGCAGCGCAAGTTTATGCCCGGTCTTCTCCTGCATTACGAATAGCCTGTCATCTTTCACATCACTGAACCGGAAAAGCGAAATGTCCTCGCGGCGTTGACCAGTCACCAGGGCTAGATCGCATGCGTTCGGCAACCACTCGGAATGTGCAACCGCTGCCGCGCGGATAACGAGGAAGTGTTCAAGCAACAAACGCTCCCGTTTAACCTTGGGTGTCGGCGTTCTCGTTGGTTCTGCCGGGTTCCTTTCAATATGACCCTCTACAATCGCCTCTCGAAACATATCCATTAAAACCGACCGTAAGCCAGATGCCATGCTCTTCTTATCGCACTGGATGTATACCTCCAAAAATGAAGCAATGTCCTTTGTTGTGACAGAAGCGATCGGTAAATTCCCGAACTCTTCCTTTATGGTAGAAATCTGGTTTCGCCTAACCTTCATTGTATTTGGTTTCAGTTCACGGCGTTCGAGGATCACTTCGTACCGTTCCAGCCACGAAGCTATTGTGAAAGTTGGTGCATCTTTGATGCGTTCCAGTAGAGATGATGGGAGATAGTTCTGGTCGATGTAGTTGTTTGCTTCAATGGCCTGAGCAACTGCGTCACGCCTTGAAATTCGACCGAGCGAAACCTCTTGCCCGGTGATCGGATTGCGCCAGGAGTAAATGTGCTTGGCTCTGCGGAAGGTCAGGTTACGAGGCAAGTTAGCGTCGTATCGTTCTGGCCTTTTCGCCATTGGTCAGTCTCTCCAACAATGTGCCGCCAGCTGGCAGCCTGGTGTGATTGGGTTTAATGCGAAGGTTCTTCTTTCGCGGATCCACGTAAATGGCATCAGGCTGCAACTTATATTCTTTGCCGTGTAGTTCTGGAGCAGGATAAATGCGCCCCTCGCGCGCCCAGCGTCGCAGAGTGGATAAAGAAGGGGGAGTCGAGTAAACCCCGGCAGCCCATTCCTGCAGGTTGAGAAGCTTTGCCATAAGAACTCCTTAGCCGCCCGGCATTATAAGCGAGGCTGCATTGACGTGTTGATTATTCGAAATCAGGTATAAATAAGCCGCCTCTTGGGCGGCTGATGCGGGTTAATGCTTTCTTCGGGAAGACTCGAAAGCTGTAGGTATTTCGAGGGCCTTTAGTTTCTTTTGCTTTTTACCTGTTATGGCTTTGGCACCCATACAGTCTTTGCACGCAACGATTTTTGAACCATCCGACATGCTAATGCGTCTGCATTCCAGCCTCGTCTTGTTGCATCTTTCGCAGCGACTCAATCCTTTGATAATTCGCCTGCTTACAGCTACTGGTTTCGGCTGCTTAGTCTTTAATTCCGTCATAAAATCCTCCACGAGAAAATTATAACGCCAGTGCTGCAGAAGTTTGCTCATATATGGCTTTAAGTAAAATCTCTGTGAAGTATATTAAGTAGCATTCAAAAGGAGAGACTGATGGCTACCTACAAGCAGATTCAGGAATACGTAAAATCTCATCATGGTGTCAGTGTTAAGACATGTCATATTGCTCATGTTAAGCATATGCATGGGTTAACAATGAAGAAGGCACCGAACCGTATTTCTCCAGACTCAAGGGTGTATGAATGCCCGGATAATTTCGTCCCGCTTATCGAGCAGGCGATGAAACACTTTGGGATGATTTACTAACCTCCTCATGCTGCACGCTGGGCGCAGCGATTTTCATCCATTAAAAACCTCGCCAGGGCGAGGTTCGTTTTAATGTACTGTTATCAATTCAGTGGGGTGGGGTTGTACTTAAGTATCGCTTCTAAAATTTGTTTATCTGAAGGTTCTTCACCATGCACACCAATCAAAAAACCACCTTTTTCTGGATAAACAATATCAGCCTTGAATAAAACATGCTTTGCACTATAACTCACTATATTTGTACCTTTAGATGATGGTACTGGTTTGGTGCTCAAGCTATAGAAATCTTTCCCTGGCTCAACTTGACGCTTAGTGCCATCGTGCCCAGCACCAAATAGCAAAATATCTTTCATCATAAACTTTCCTGAATTGGCTGATGACATGTTTGGTATAGTTAGTTGATGCTAAAAGAATTTTTCGTGAGATGCATGCACTTTATGGTTTGAACGACAGGATTAAATTCACGATCCTCTCTGCTTATTCCTCAATTCGATCTCTTTCTGGCACTCCGCGCACGTCTGGCATCCGGGAACGGCAGCGCGCCGTGGCGCAGGGATATCTTCGCCGCATTCCTCGCACTGAGTAGCCGAGACCGCATTACGGTTGATGCGCTTGCTGGCCACTGCCTGGTCTACGCGCATCTGCGCAATTTCGTTGGCAAAGTCGATAGCGTCCGGTTTCATGCTGCACGCTCCGCTTGTTGTGCTACCGGGTTTATCCATAGGCATTCAGTGCGAACTTTGGTACCGCGCCCCGCGCTGATACGCGATTCTTTTGATGTCTTCTTCCATCCAGTCAGCATGTCGTTATAGATGTCATGGTCGTAACCACTGATCATCACCATGCCCTGCATCGTTTTGGCCACTGCGAGCAGTTGTTCATGGCCCTGAGCTGTCATTTCATGGTTGTAGTATCGATTACCCTGGACGCGGGTATCTGGCACATATGGCGGGTCGATGTAATGCAAAGTGGTTTCTGCATCGTGTGCGCGCATCACCTGCAAAGCGTCTCTATTTTCGATAATGACGCCCTGCATGCGCAGGCAGATAACAGCCAGATTTGAAGGGTAACGCTCCCATAGGTGCGAAGCAGTGGCGTATTTGCGCTTGCTGTCACTGCGGAAACCTGAAGTGCCACCGATACCGGCTGCCGAACCAAAGCCCATACATGCACGAACAACCATACGGCGAGCACGCTCTACCGGATCGGTGGTTTCTTCGCGAGCGCCGCAAAACTCATCGCGGGAATATGGCGTAAGAATGCAAGCATCCTGCAGGCGCTGATTCATATCGGCATCACGCAGTACGCGAAACAGGTTCACTACTTCGCCATCGAGATCGTTATAAACCTCGGCGTAACTACGGGGCTTTTGCAGTAGTACCCCAGCAGCACCGCCGAACGGCTCAACGTAGCAAATGTGATCCGGCATCTGCTGAATGATCCACGATGCCAAGCGGAACTTACCGCCGTGATAACGGATTGCTGGGTGCTTGATTTTTGTTTCCGTATTCACGATTCCACTCCATACCGCCCATTCAGGCGTCCAGTTTTAACGACGAACTCCAGGAGGCTCACACCCAGGGGCGCAATCTGCTGATGGTGTTTTTTGATGATGGGCTTAACCGTGGCGTCCCATGGCGGCTTAGGCTTTTTACTCATCGCCTTCTTGATTTCTTCGGTGCAGCGGCGGCACTGGGCGCGGATGGCGTTTTCTTGCTCTGCTGGTGTCATAGTTAAACTCCCAGGGTAGCGATGATGTCGGATGCAATTTCTCGGGTGCTGGATTTGCTTGAGATAGCCCGGCGGGCGTTAACGTGGTGCAGGGTGAATCCCTGCTGACGGTACAGATCCATAACGTTTGGGGCTGTAGAATTGCTGATTAATACCTTCGCCCCGCGCTGGTGAGCGGCGACACAGCATTCCGCAAGATAAATCTGGTCAGCCCATGAGAAACCGCCCGCTGCATACCCGGTAAATCCATCATGGCCGGGCATCGGTTCATATGGTGGATCGCAGTAAACGACGTCACCATCACCGGCAAGCGACAGGGTCCGTCTATAATCGGCCGTCATGAACACGCATTTGTGTGACCGGGCCTTGAATGCCTTAACTTCAGCGACCGGGAAGTAGGGGGCAGAATATTTACCCCAGCCCACATTGAACTGGTTGTTGCGGTTGTAACGCACCAGACCGTTAAAACAGTGCCGGTTCAGATACAGAAAAGCTGCGGCGCGTTCCGGTGCGCCCAGGCGCTGGCCGTTAAATTCGGCGCGCAGTTCCATGTAGGCGTCTTCATTGGCTGCGCGTTTGAATAACTCCTGCGCATGCGACAAAACACGGATGTGGTCGACATCCAGCATCTGGTAGAGATTGATTAAGTCCTGATTGACGTCAGCAAGTAGGAAACTGGCGTGCTTGTCTGAGTTCATGAATACTGAACCGCCACCCACAAATGGTTCAATGAGTCGCTGACCTGCCGGGATGAGGCGATCGAGTTCAGGCAAGAGCGAGTATTTACCTCCAGCCCATTTCAGGAACGGACGCTGCCAGGTGCGTGGGGTTGGTTCTTCAACTGGCATTGCGGCAGCGATACGCTCGCCAATCCAGCGCATAACCGGTACAGCCATTGAATTTCCGATCGCTTTATAGCGTGGGCCATCAGGACAATCAGCAGCGTCTTTGCCGCGCCAAGCAATATGGGTGTGATTATCAGGGAAGCCTTGAAGGCGTTCGCACTCAATCGGGGTCAGGCGGCGAACAGCCATGCTCTGCATGACGGCAGGGCTTAAATTTGTTCCACTGCTTGCACTGGTGAGGGTTGGTGCCTGCTCTTCGGCATAGCCAATCCCGCCAGCCTTGGCACCTTGTCCTGCTTTAAATGCATAAGCGATTGCAGGAGGCTGACCGCTATTAGCGTGGCTGGTATCGTGGTTCCCAGCACGTAGCGTGGGGGCCATATCTAACGTTGCATCAGCGCCGTGGTCTTTATAGCTGAATGCGATACAGGCGTTCTCTTGCCCATTGTTTCTACCAAGCGTATGGGCCAGATCTTTATTAACATCAGGATCCTGAGTGCCATGTACGCAGAAAGTTTCAGTATCAAAGTCCATCCGCACGCCATGAGCCGTACAGGCAGTGGCAACATCGATGCTTCCAGTTGTATTACCGCCGCCAAAGCTTAGAACGTAGGTCTCCAAATCTTCGGCGGTGCTGTCATTTTGTTTACCAAGAAGAGTACGGCTGACTTCTCCGTAAGTTTGCTTTACCCCTTCGACCAAACCAGCGCCGCGCTGCGCGAAAATCTCCTGGTTGCTCTGCCCAATGCCGCCTTCGTTATTCGACTGGTTCAACGTGGGGTGCGGATTTACTGGGTTGTCCCAGTGACTACCGATTTCAGCGCGTTTTCCAGCATCCGTGGCAACTGCCGCTTGCGGTTCTCTGCTCGGCGGAGTATCCCGGCGCACGCCGTCGAACTCAAAAAGTAGCGCTGCGGGATCAAGTCCACTTCGAGCACTTGCGACAACGAACACACGCTTGCGTCGTTGTGCCACGCCGAAAAATTGAGCGTCGAGCAATCGCCAGGCGACAATGCGCGATGGTCCATACACACAACCAGCGTTCGACCATCTTCCCCCTGCTGGCTGCAGTTCGCAGTCTTCTCCGGCAAGCGCGCCAATAAAGCAGCCGAAGGCGTTGTCTTTTGACGAGAGGACGCCGGGGACGTTTTCCCAGACGAAGATCGCTTCTTCTTCACCGTTGTCACGGCGTTTGTCGTCGATGGCATCTGCCAGCTCCACATATGAAAGGGTTAATTGTCCACGGGCATCTGCAAGCCCAATACGCAAACCGGCAATGCTGAATGCCTGGCACGGGGTGCCACCAACCAGAATGTCGGGGGCTTCAACTGAACCGGCACGAACTGCGGCCGCAATTTTTGTCATGTCGCCCAAGTTCGTGACGTCAGGCCAGCGCTGCGCCAGAACAGCAGAAGGAAATTTTTCGATTTCAGAAAACCATGCCGGCTTCCATCCCAGTGGTTCCCACGCCACGCTTGCGGCTTCAATGCCACTGCAAACTGATCCGTATCTCATTCTGATCGCTCCGGGTCGTACTTGGGCCAGTTGTTGCGACGATAATTTTCTTCAAGACGGCGCTGTCTTATGTCGTCGAGTGAACGACCAGTCATTTCGGCGACGTGTTCATTCGATAACAGAGCCAGTAGCGCCAGATCCTGTTCAGTCCACTCTTCGTTCATGAGGGGCTCCATGGCGGGTGAGGCTTAATTCACCCGAGCTTTTTGTCAGAGCGCGTGGAGAGCGTGACGAGGGAACGGAAGTCCGATCGGCGCAAAGGGAATGTCGTCGTCGAACTGAGGTGCAGACTGCTGCTGGGCGTGTGTTCGGGACGCTTGCTGCAGGCGAGAATCAGGCACCACGTTAGGGTCGTGCTGTTGGCTGCCCCAGCCGCCATTGTTCTGGCCGCTGGTTTGCCCCCAACTGCCGCGTGACTGGTCGTGCGGACGCCGATCGTCTCTGTCTTTCACCGTGCGTTCCAGTGTGGCGATGACCTCTGCCGGGGTTTGTTCTTTGCTCTCTTTGTAGGTCAACCGCGTGACCGGCTGGAACACATGGCGTACCTCGAACTTGTATGTGTCGCTGCCATCCTGTTTGGACTGCAAAATTTTCTGCAGGAAGAGGCCGACACGCTTCCCCTCAAGTGCCGGTAAGCACCATTCCGGTCCGTTCTGACCCTGACGCTGCTGGGGTTGTGCGTTGCGCACCTGAGCAGCCCACATGATGGCGGAAATCAGGCCCATGCCGAATGTCTGGCTGCCATCGCGCCCGATAAAGTTGATGCGCAGGAAATTGGCTTTCTGCCCATCAGCATCGAGCGAGAGGACGAGCGCCTGAGACTGGGATCCATCTTTACCGAACTCATACACCGCTGAGAGGATGTTGCCCTCGTAAGCGCCAGTTTCAGAAATACCGGCAGAAGCGCCGGCTTTAAGCGCAGCGTCAGACGCCTGCTGGTTCCAGGAAAAGCCGATAGGTTGCTGGTTCATGGTTGCTCTCTTATAAGTCAGTGAATTCAGAAATTGCGTTGTCGAAGGCGGCGAGATCGTTCTCCATGTCATTCACGCCCGGGCCGAACAGGTCAGGAGGGCATTTCACGGTGTCGTTGTCGTCGCCCTTCAACAGGAAGAGGTGTTTGCCGTCGCGCTTGATGATGCGCAGGACGATCGGGAAGTAGCCTTCCGGGGTAAGCTTTTCGTTCAGCATCTTTCCGACCGTTTTCATGCGCACTTTGCCTTCGCTCTCTTCGGTGTGAGCGAGAAAGTAAACGCGGAAATCGTCGGGAAGCTGGGTGGCCGCCTCAATAATTCGCCAGGCATGCTCGGCCATTTCGGTGAATTTCGTGTAGCCAGTCTCGTAGGCGCGATCCATGTTTTCGTGTTGCATGATGGCCTGAAAGTCATCGATAATGAGCATCCGGCGACCGCTGCGGGCTGCATTCTGTATCACTTCAAAGAGGTGTCTGGCATTACGAATATCCACCACGTTGCCGCGCTGGATGGAGTTATCGGGGAGGCGTTTTCCATGCAGCTTCCAGCCCGTATTTTTGAACGGCAGAGCTTTACGAATACAGCGGGCCAGTATGGCGCTTTCCGGGTTCACGTTGCGGATGCTGTAGGTCTTACCATACCCGGAGTCGGCAAGAATCAGGGTCATCATCGCCATTCATCACCCCCGACTAAGCCAGTGCTTGATGGTGAAGAGGATGTCTTCGTCATCGCTATTGGCCGACAGCCAGCGCAGATACCCGGCGTCGATTTTGGCGATCTCCTCGAACGTAAGCCCCTTGTGCTTGCCGAAGCGGATCGCCTTAATCAGTGATGGGTTGTTAGAAATGGCGCGCATTTCACCCATCGTCCACTTCGCCAGGCGGCCCATGTACAGAAGCAGTTCTGCAGTGACGTAGCAGTCATACAGCGCACGGTGTGCATACAGGCCTTCAGGCAGTTCGGGTTTGAGGCCCAGGCTGTAACGCAGGTACTGGTTACTGTGGCTTTGGTGGTCAGGGAGAAGAACGCGCGCCAGTTTGGCGGTGCAGATCCACGGCGCGTCGATTTGCGGCAGCTTCGATTTATCGAACTTCGCGTTGTGCGCAACATAAGCCGTCGCACCCAGGTAACGATGAATCACTTCGCTAATCAGCGGGGCGTCAGCGACCATATCCTCGGTGATATGATGGATAGCCATCGCCTCATAGCTGATAGCCTCGGTGGGCTTCACGAAGTCGCTCATCGGGTTGCAGATAATGCCGTCGATGATGTCGACGCTGGCGATTTCCAGCACGCTGCCTTCGAGGCTGGTAGTTTCGGTATCAATGACACGCAACATTATTCTGTTCTCCTGTAATTGCGTCGTTAACTGCATCAAATTCGGCAAGCTGGTGGGCTATCTGTTCAAGGTCTTCCGGTTGAAGCCCGTAAAGAAGACAAAGCTCGGCGACCATCGTCATTGCTTCTTCGCGGCTTACCATGCGCGCCGTCTCGTTCTGGTGCGCTGCGCCGGGTGGAGCAAGAAGTACTTCTCAGCACACCCTTTGTCGTGGCAGAAATAAGAAGGGCGACTGGCCATCGATGTGTGGATGGTGCGCACGTCACACTCGTCGGCGCTTCGCTGGGTACCGCATTTGGCGCAGTGCACAACTGCTGGCGCCGCGGTGGTTAATGTCTGCATAGTTCCTCCAGAAAAAGGGTGCAGGAATCCCGCCCGCGTGTTGCCAGGCAGATTTGCGAATAGGGGATTTAGTGGCTCAGGCCGTTGCCGCGTCCGTCGAGATAGACCTCAACGAGCAGATCTCTGGTGTAAGTGCGCTCAATGCCGCGGTGAAGATAAAGGCGACCGCGCATATTCGCTGACGCTGTCCAGGTCGCTTCTTTATGCTTTACCAGCATGCCCGGCTGCACGGCGCCGCGATTCACTGTCTGGGTACCGTAATGGTGCATCATGGTTTTCCCTCCACCTTCTCCAGAAGGCCTGCTATGGACATCTGCTGGCGATTAAGCGTCAGCTTGTCGCGCGGGTTAGAAACTGATATCAGCTGCCACTCGTCGGCATTCAGCCGTTTGGCGGTGTACTGCTGGCCGTTGTGGGTGACAGTCATAGGGCCTCCGAGGGATGCCGTTCTGAGTCCTGACGAAATGCTTCCTGCATGAACTCTTCACTGAACTCCATCTCAGGTGCCTGGATGAAAACGATGTAGGCTTCCTCCTGGCAATTCGTGCAATAACCGGAACGGATCGCACACCCGCAGTTTTCGCAATGTTTAGCCATAATCATCTCCGCGCTTAAGGCCGCGCCGCCGAACGTTAATAAACCTGTGCGCATAAAAAAGGGCGGTGGATGGCCGCCCGGTTGTCATAACTAAGCCGCCTCGGCGAAGCGACTGAGGTATGAAAAAACCCACCTGAGTGGACTTATTCAAAAATACGAGCGGTGATCTGAACGCGCTCTTTCAAGGATGACTTTCATGTCGTCCAGGGCCTCAGCTTCGAGGGCGTTTCTTATCGCTTCAGCTAACCTGGTCGCATCGCATTCGTATTCTTCAGCTCGATTTTCCCAGTCGGTCGCTTCTTCCTCGGCATCCGAAATCCTTTCCTCGAACTCACACTCGAGGTCTGAACGAACCTCCATTATCAGATGCTGCTTGATAATTTCTGTTGCCTCCTCAAGTGGAAGAACTGCCAAAACTGTTTCTGGCTGATGCGTACCGTATTTCAAAGCAAGTTCATTGGCCGACATTTAATCCTCCAAAAAAATGCCCGCGGTTAAGCGGGCTTAGAGAACTTTTCCAATTTAACCAGAACAGTTGTCTCGTCCTGTTAGGTTAAGGGCGATATTGCCCACATAGCAGGTCGCAACCTGCTATAGGTGCACTACCGATGGAACTTGTATTTTGTTACTTCATCTCGATATCTCCTCTTGGTTGATCAGCGCCAACTACCAGCCAGTGTTGCCCGTTCTCACGCCGTTCTCGCTCTCGCGCGGGGATACTCTCTCACCGACCGGATCGCGCCCGGTGATACGCCACATTTTTGTGTAGGGGTCTGAACAGGTCATCGACGCTGTTAGATGTCAGATTGTTAATGAGCAGCCTGACTGTCGTCCGGCGCGGCTTAACTTCTGGTGGCCGCATCGCTGTTTCGTTGCGATGGGATAAAGATAACTTTAGTTATGGATTGTTGCAATAACTTAGTTTATATATACAATCACAAAAGTTATAAACTAGTGATAACAAAAGGAATTTATTTTTGTAAAGCTTGCGTGATATGCTTAAAAAAACACCAATTAGAGGTTCGTATGGAGATGAATGACGATAAGGCAGGGTTGATTTTGAACGCCATTGGCCTGGCGATTGTTGAACTGATTGCCGAGCGTATGACGATCTCCAGAGATAATCTGGTCGATAAGCTTGAGCACAACCGGCGCGAAACCGGAAACGTGATAGGGAAGGGGGCGAACAGGGATGCGGCGGAGCTGGTCAGGAAAGGGACATAAAAACCCGGCGCGGTGGCCGGGTTGATATTACATGATTTGTTTGACGAAAATGTTTTGCTTATTTATTCCAAGATTAACATTTTGTATTTCTGTTATTTCAACTAAAAGCCTTATATGACTACCTACTTTGCATCTATCTCTAAATATATCAAGCATATCAATCGGATATGAGGCTTTTATGTGTTCCCCACCGATTTCAACCTCAAGCTTTCCATACTTTGATAAAATAGCCAACTCTCCTGATAAAACATCCTCATACGGCTGGCTTATTTTTGTTGTGGTAAGTCTTTCTTTGAATAAGTTTATTTTTTCTTTATTAATAACTGCTTCATTATTATTACTGAACGGCCCTGTCCAGTTCAAAGAAAAGGTTACATCATTCTTTTCACACTCTACAATTATATTTCTTAAACTCTGAGCCGCTCTAAATCCTATTTCTGCTACTTGCTCCATGAATCCATCATCTGTACTGCTTTCCAATAACGAAAAAATTTCTTTCATTGCAGTAGAAGGTATTGTTTCAAATAACTCAGACTGTCCAGTGTTCAGGCTTATACCCAAACGCGTTGACCCTGGCAATACGTTAGTAAGACGAAGATTTAGCAGTTCTTTAATCTCATTAGAAACTTTTTGGCTATCACGCCCATTCGTGAGTTTGCTTGTAGCTCTTTGAATTAAATTAGAAATGTTAAAAGTTATGCTGGCAAGCATGTTCAATGGAATCGTTCCATTATCTACACGATGCCCTTTTAACCTCATCTCTAGGAAGTCAGATAAAGGGTGTTTGGCATCTTCGTTTCTGATCTCACCTTTTATTTCTGAAATATAGGAATCGAACGAATCGAATAAAACCTTATCGGCAAAGGAGTTGTTTTTGTTTTTCTCGAAAATTCCAATGTCTTTTTCGAGGATGTGCAAATGAGCATTGTAAATATTATTACTTTTTTTATCTTTCATAATGCAATCCTCACTAACCCTTTAGCACTCTCCTGTCTATCAAACCCAAACCATCCGCGCCAATAACTCCTTTTCTCATCATAATCATAGTCAACATCCGGGTGGTTTTTGACAAGAAGGAGTAGGTCAATGTTAAAGTTTTGTTTCACGTACTGGCGATTTAACATTGCCTGAACTTGGGGCTGCATCTGCACTGGTAGTCCATTCAGAGCTTGAAAGTCGAATACAATCAATATGTCAACATCATCAGGTTCCATTTTTGACGTCGTAAATGAACCATCGACCCATACTTCTTCAACAATTCTGTAAGTTTGGTTTATTAGACGAAAAAAACTCATTAACTGTATTAAATTACAGTATAGCATGTCGCGACGTTCCGAAGCAGGAAAATCAGTGACGCATTTTTCACGCAACTCATCATCAGATAAGTCATGGAACCCAGCAATAAATAATGGAGGATAACTAGGTTTAATCATTAATTAACCTATTGAATTTAGTGTTTTTATAGTAAGTTCTTGCTTGGCTTTAATTTGTAATTCTGTATTGATTTTATTGCGATTTTCTATCCAAACCGCTTGTAAGCAATGGTCTGCTTAATCAGCACCTTCGCCATGATATGGAAGCGCTCCAGATCTGCATCCTCGATGTACCACTCTTTGTACCGGGCATTATCAGATATCACCAATAGCTTGTCCTTGTGCATCTGCAAGCGTTTGACGTGCAGAGTATTGCCAAACACAAAGACGTACACGCCGTCTCCATCGAATTGCCGCACCCCAATGTTCACGAAGATTTCATCGCCTGGGTCAATCGTGCCTTCCATGCTGTCACCGCGAACGGTGATCACCTTCACTTGGGAAGACGGCACCGGGCCAAAAAGAGCATGCCCTTTGTCTGGAGTGTATTCGATTGCTCTGATGGTTTCGATAAAGTCAGTCGACAGCATAGAACCCGGCCCCGCGCTTGCGTGAACATCCAGCACATCGACTCTGTAGATATCAGTGCGAGGCTGGGCGACGACTTCCGCAGGCTTCTGGCCATCAGCCCGCATACTTCCTTCACCCGAAGAAAGCCATTCCGGTCGTACGCCAAGGGCTCCGGAAATCTCAACGATTTTCCTACTCCCGCTTGTTTTACCGGAAGTCATCTTCTGGATCGCTGGCTGAGAAATGCCCACGAGTTCGGCCAGTTGGCCCTGTGAAAGGCCAGCAGAGCTCATAGCTGCGATTAAGCGTTCTGAGAATGTTTTCATATTTTTCAATCTATAACCGTAGTTATTGAAAGTAAAATAACGAAGGTTATGGACATAAATCATAACTTAAGTTATCTTTTGATTATTCCAGTAATCGGATAGGTAACCCTATGAACGAAGTTATCCAACGAGCTTTGAAAATTGTTGGCAGCCAAAAGCGCCTTGCGGAGATTTGTGGTGTTAGCCAGCCCGCAGTACACAAGTGGCTAAATGGCGGCTCTGTTTCGCCAGAAAAAGTAACAGCGATCGTTTCTGCTACTGGCGGTGAGATTAAAGCTCACGAAATACGCCCCGACTTGCCCGACTTATTTCCACACCCCAAAAACCACGCCGCCTGACCGGCGGCTATTCCAACGAAAGGGAAAGCAATGCACACGCAATCACTCACGTATCAACAGAGTACCGGAATAAATGCTCCTGTTCTGATTTATGAAAATCAGCGGAAGGCCAAGCCGGACGGTATAAATCACGACGACATCCGGTCTGCCATTCGCGCCTGGGCGGCTGATTGCCGCAGTCGTGAATTCGTTGCGGCGCTGATCGCTGAAGAGTGGCGCCGCGCTGGTGGTGAAGGGCTGGAAATCCCGACTGACCCGCATCGCCAGATGCAGAAGATATTCCGCTGGCTGGACGGCGAGACGGAGTACGCAGCTGAAAACGTTCGCCTGCTAACCCCGGCAATTATGGCTGTTTTGCCGCTGGAATTCCGCACGCGCCTGGCGCCGCAAGAAGACACGATGTCACGCATAGCGTCGGCGATGAAGGAGTGTGCGGAAGCAAAGCAGGCAGTGCTGCTGGGCGCGCCAGAACATCAAAAACTGAAGGAGGTAAGCGAGGGTATCACGTCGCTGTTCAAACTCATGCCAGAGCAAATAGGGCCGCTAATGACGATGGTCACGACGATGCTGGGGGCAGTATGAAAGGTTCAAAAATGGCGAAAGCCGGTCTGCGCGAACAGAACCGACCTTCAGGTGCAATAACTTTGGGCAATTGCGGAGAGCAGTATGTCAAACACCGCTGAAATATTCAAATTCCCTGCGCCTCCTCCGGCGCATCAGGAGGGTAGCATGGCCGATCTGGAAAAAGGCTATCTTCGCTTAGCCAATCAGATCCAGGACGCCTTGTGTATCGTTGAGCTGTCGGGGCGTGAGTTCCGTGTTCTGAATGCGATTGTCCGGCTGACGTATGGCTGGTCAAAAAAATCAGACCGGATCGCTAACAGCCTCATTGCGGATAAAACCACGCTGAAGGTAAAACACGTATCCGAAGCCGTGCTGAGTCTTGCCTATCGGAACATCATTGTCCTGCGCCGTATCGGGCAAACAAGATACATAGGGATCAATACCAGTCTGGGCAAATGGGCCTACATAAAGCCCAATTGCACAAAGTGTCCGTTAGCATTTCCGGCTGCTGAAGTAGTTGCATTGGTTATTACCATCCCTGAAGACAATATCTACATTCCCCGGAAACAGGGATGGTTATCCCTGAAAAAAGGGATAGCTATCCCTGAAAAAGGGGATGGGGAAAACCCACCTCAAACCATCCCTGAAAACAGGGATAGTTATCCCCAAAAACAGGGAAAGGTATCCCCAGAAACAGGGAACACCAAAGACATTCTTCCAAAGACAAATATAAAAGATCTAACCCCCTTTAATCCCCCAAAGGGGAAAGTGAAGTTTGACCCACTGAGTATTCCAGTTCCTGAATGGCTGAATTCATCGTCCTGGGAAGAATGGGTGGCTTATCGTCAACAGTCTGGCAAAGCCATCAAAACCGAACTGACCGTCACCAAAGCTTTCAAGCTCCTGAAGGATTGCCTGAATGAAGGCTTTGACCCTGTCGAAGTCATTAACACCAGCATTGCAAACGGATATCAGGGCCTGTTCAAGCCAAAGTTCGGCTTCCAGAGTCGTAAAGCTGCCCGGGATGTGAACCAGATTTCGCAGCCTGGCAAAAATATTCCAGATGGTTTCAGGGGGTAACGATGAAAAACATGATCGGTACTGGTGGCGCGCTTGAGCGTCTGAAGCGAATCATCCCAGAAACTGTTACGCCGAAGTTCACCAGCGTAGCTGAGTGGCAGGCATGGCAGGAGGAGGAAGGCCGTAAGCGCTGCGATGAAATCAACAAACTTAACCAGCGCAACCGGGCGGAAAAAATCTTCGGTCGTGCCGGCATCCAGGCGCTTCACCGCAGCTGCTCGTTTGCAAACTACAAGGTTTCCAGCCCTGAACAACGGCAGGCATTCAGCCTGGCGAAAAGCTATGCGCAGAACTTTGGCGGCGGCGGGTTCGCCAGCTTCGTGTTCAGCGGCGCGCCAGGCACTGGCAAGAATCATCTTGCAGCGGCAATTGGCAATCATCTGCTGGCAGCTGGCCATTCCGTTCTGGTGGTGACTATTCCTGACCTGATGCTCCGCGTCCGCGAGTGCTACGACGATGGGCAGTCAGAATCGTCACTGCTCAATGATCTCTGCGGCGTCGACCTTCTGGTGCTTGATGAGGTCGGCATTCAGCGCGGCACCAGCGGCGAGAAGGTGATCATCAACCAGGTAATCGACCGCCGGCTGTCCTCCATGCGTCCCGTTGGCATCCTGACCAACCTGAACCACGGAGAGCTGGTCTCCACTCTGGGTGCTCGCATCATGGACCGCCTGCAAATGGATGGCGGAATGTGGGTGAATTTTGACTGGGGAAGCTACCGCAAGAACGTTAGCCACCTGCGGTCAGTTAAGTGAACTGGGGGAGAACATGGCCAGTAAATCATTATGGGCAATAGTCGACTACCTCCGTGAAAACCAGACCATCACACCTCGTCAGGTTCAAATACTGCTGGGATGCGACAGCAAGAAGTCTCACAACCTGCTGTTGCATCTGATCAGAAAATCGGTCGTCGTCCGAGGGGGACTGCCACACCACCCGGTTTACACATTGCTACCTGGTGAAGAGCCAAACATCAAGCGTCTCAAAGAAACTCGGGCGAAAAACGCAGTAGCGGCTGTATGCCGCCAGAACTGGCAGGGCTACCAGATTCACAAAATTTTCGGGAGCGCGCGAGCATGAACGATTTACCGAGCAACATCGACAAACGCGCATTACGGGATGCGGCGGAGAAGGCATTAATTGCGCGAGCACGATTAACTTTGATGGAATCAGTGGTTGACGATGACGGTGAGGTCAGCCCAGAAACGCAGGAGGATATCAGAATCTGCGTTTCCTTCAATGACCTCACAAACCCAGCAACCGTGCTCACGCTGCTGGATGAACTGGAGGCCAGGACGCTCACTGTTAAGTTGCCTGAAGTGCGAATCACTGTAGCTGAATCAAGACGCAGAAACATGACTTGGCGGGAGCTGGGTGTTTACAACGAAGGGGCCGATGTGGCTGTTGAGAAAATCAGTGAGGTCTGCGCCGCCGCTGGCATCACCCTGGTGGTGGGAGGAGAAGATGCCACTAACTAAGAAGCAGCGCGCGGAACTGCGCCTGAAGTTCGGTGGCAAGTGCGCGTATTGCGGCTGCGAACTGGCAGAGAAAGGCTGGCATGCTGACCACATTGAGGCTGTTTACCGCAAGTGGGAGTTTGGTCCACGTCGAGCGAATGGCACTCGCAGGACCGTTGCCACTGGCGAGCATGAACGTCCTGAGAATGACACCATGGATAACCTGTTCCCTGCTTGCGTGCCGTGCAACTTCTTTAAGTCCGTCGATTCGGTAGAGCAATTCCGCGAGCGTATTGCTACCCAGGTTGATGTCACACGCAGGGCATCGCGGAGTTACCGGACTGCTGAGTCATTTGGGCTTGTTCTGCCAACTAATGCGCCGGTTGTGTTCTGGTTTGAAAAATACAAGTCTCGACAGAACGTATGAGTGATGGGGAGATATACTAGGCGTATTTCTTATGCGCTTTATGGCATAAAATACGTCTATAAATTCGGGGAGGGTGGAGCTTGTGAAGATATACAGAACTGATGAAGAGGACGATCTTTGGTGCGAATACGGCACCGCATATGAGGCCATTCGCGAAATGCTGAAAAAGTCGTTTACCGAACAAACCAAATCAACATGGAGTATGGATAAGGCTTACGTAAACTGGAGAGGCCAAAATTATAGCATTAACGTAATATTTACTCGCTATGACGAAGATTTTAAAGATGTTGTTATGGTTGGTTGTAGTGCTGAAGGTGGGCAAAATCGAGAAATCACTAATGTTTCATGTGGCAAGCCGAAACCAGTTGAGTATGACCCTTGGAAAAATGAGTACATACCAAAATGACAATCAAAATTAGCGGGTTCAATATAGCTGCATAGTCGCATGAATGGCGTTATAAAATAAACGGCCCCGGCATTCGGAGTGGCAGAGTTGATTAAAAAATAACGGAGAGAAGAAGTTGTTAGCCAACATTCTAAGTTTTCTCGGTATTTTAGTGTCCGTAGCCAGCTGTTACTACGCATACAAAGCATTTTCTGCATCGAAGGAAATTTCTTTCCCCGCAAATAACCCAAGAGAAGATGTTTGCGTACTGAAACACTTTTCTGAAGATGCCATCAATTTTGAACGTTTTATAAGCAAAAACAAACATAGGAAAGTTTACTTAAGTATCGAATTTGATAGCTCGGAATTTGAAGTAGGTGATTCCGGTGAATCAAAGTGGCTTGTTATCTGGACAAGCAGTTTTGAAAAAATACCCGATGGGGAGAGGCCAAGTTCATTTAATAGTCACGGGTATCAATTATCAGTAGTGCCACATGAAGAAGGATTCGGTGGATTCTATTGGTACAGAGGTGCCTATAGGTTATCAGGTCATTTCTACATAGAAGGCTACCTTGGGCCATATCAAGGGATGATGAGCGCAGTTGTAGCAGCTGCGAAAACTATTTAATACTCTTTTTGATTTTCCATAATCACCTGTCCATAATACCAGGGTCAGCCTGAACAACTGACGACCTGTGCGCCACGGAGAAACCCATGGCGCAGTTACAACTCATTAATCATTCCTCAGGAATACTGATCCCCGCAACGCCGGAGACCAGCGATTTTCTGCATTTAAAATGTAAGCTCGGTGCCGTGCTTGAAGGCGAATTCCGCCAGGTACGTAATGCCGCTCTTCATCGCAAGTATTTCTCTCTCCTGAACCTGGGCTTCGAATACTGGGAGCCGAACGGCGGAGCAATAACATCCTCTGAAAAATCCATTGTTAATCGCTATGCGGGGTATCTCGCTCTACGCGTCGGAAATGGTGATGTCCTGACTTCGTATGCTGAAGAGTTCTTTGCAGACGTGGCTGATCGCCGTTCATCAAATATCACTGCCACTAAATCGTTCGATGTCTATCGGGAATGGGTCATTGTCAGTGCCGGTTATTACGACATCGTAAACCTGCCGGATGGCACCCAGCGCAAGCGGGCAAAGAGCATCTCTTTTGCAAACATGGATGACACCACGTTTGCCCCTCTCTACAACGAATCTCTCAATGTGTTATGGCGTTTCATCCTCTCCCGCGCATTTACCAGCAAAGCGGACGCAGAGAACGCCGCAGCGCAGCTGTTGAGTTATGCGGGGTGATCATGGCTAAAAAGGAAAAATGCCTTTTCTGCGGTGAGCCCGCGACGCTCTATTGCGATGGGATCATCGGTTGGGATGCGGACGAGGATGAAAATCATCACCTCTGCAACGCTCGGGGCATGTTCACATGTGATGCGCCCATGTGCTCGACGTGTGGGACCTGGCACGGGAACATCTTTTTTTCAGGTAAAGCCGGTGGCATGGAAACAAGAGATTATTGCCCGCTTTGCCAGGCGCTTTATCTGAAAGGTGAAGTGATTCGGGAGGACCTTCACCGAAAAGGGAAGGCAATACGTGAGCCGGTCCTGGCTGAAGAACAGGCATCAATAATTCGGCAGGCACACTGGAACAGCTATCTGAATGCGCATCGCCACGAAGTGCACATCATCCAGGGAGGTGGATAACAATGCCTGCCATTCTGAAAAAGAAACCACGCCGTAAATGCACCGTATGCCGGGAATGGTTTCATCCGACTCGTGATGGTCAATTCGTCTGCTCGTTTGAATGTGCCAGCGCCCACGGTAAGGCAGCGAACGATGCTGCCAAGGCTGCTGCTCAATTGGAAGCCAAAAAGCAGAAACAGCAGAAAGAGAAGAAAGAGAAAGAGGAACGTAAGCGACTTCGTGAACGTCGCCTGGCACTTAAGACAAAGCCAAAATGGAGGAAAGAAGCCCAGGACGCCTTTAATCGTTACGTGCGCCTGCGTGACGCCGGTAAGCCATGCATCAGTTGCGGTCGAATGCCTGAGCAGAAGTTTGGCGGCACGATGGACTGTGGCCATTACCGTACCCGTGGCGCAGCTGCACACCTCGCATTCAATCTGCTCAACACCGCAGCGCAATGTGTCTATTGCAATCGGGATCGTGCTGGGGCGCAGAAAGCATTTGAGCAGGGGCTGATTGAACGTATCGGCGCTGACCGGGTTGAAGCCCTGAATAATAACAACGCCGTCCGTAAGTTCGACATTCCTTACTTCCAGCGCATCAAATCAATCTTCACCCGCCGCGCACGCCTGATAGAAAAGCGCCGGGCGCGCCATCAGGAGGCCGCGTGACGTTCGATCACCTCATTCGGTACCAGGCCGAAAGCGTTGCGCGGGCATGCCTCAAGGCGATCGCTCGCCACACAAGTAAATCCCAACAGCAAGGAAAAAAAACAATGACTCCACGTCAACACCGACAGCACTTCGCAGGGTTGGGAACTATAGCTACTGCTCCCCGTAAGAGCTATCTCGGTAAATTCACACCTTTAACAGCCATCCAGTCTGGCTGGATAAAGTCGCTGCTGACAGTCTGGGGGGAGAGCGTAAGGGGAGATCTTGCCCCAAAAATGCCAAGAAATCATAGTTGCTGGAATGGTCTCCGAGGCAGCCGCTGGTCAGATAAGGCTCTAGAGCGTTTTACAGCTGCGCTGGACCAGGCTCGCAGTGAGGGATTCAAAGGGCAGCACATCATGAAGCGCGCCCACGCCATTCTCTGGCCAAAGGAATCCGTGAGCGTAATTGAACAGGCCCTTCGCAATGATGACATCGATTTTGTGGAGCAAAGTGTTTTGCTGGCGCTGGACGCAAATGACCCGGTCTATCTGGTTGGCGTTCAGTTCTACACGACACGAAAAAAGATTTCAGATATCACTCGTGAACTACAGATTATCGCGCCCTGGTTGACTGACAGTGAAGCCAGAAGACGTGTTAGATGGTGCCTGGAGATTTTCAGGGCAAAGGTTTATCTGTCATCGCGAAAGCTACTGGCAGAGGAGTAATAAATCATTTTTTGATTAATCGTGCTTTTTTATAATTTTAATGTTGAAAGCGAGCCAATAAATTGTTTAATCTATTCATGCTTGGCAGAGCTACGACATGATAACAGCGCTGTTAAGCCACAATCTGACAAATTCGAAAACCTCGCTCCGGCGGGGTTTTTGCTTTCCGGCGATACGACAGGGGTATTCGCGAGGTGCATTGCACCAGTACCCCTGTCATAGCGCCGTTTTGCAAAACGAAAAATATATAGAAGCCCCGCATGCTGCGGAGTTTTTTAGTATTTAAAGCCGGAAGCTTATTTGGTTTTGGTATGAGTGGTCTCTTGATATGGAAACAGGGGTCACCAACGACTAAAGACGCTCAAGTGACAAGTCTGACTTTGCCTTAACGATCTTACTTCAGAACTGATTCCCGATACCTTGAAGAATCAATGAGCAGTTTCAGGGCCGCTTCATAAACCAGAGATTCTTCAACCGGTCTGCCTGATTCATAGCATTCAATGTATTTGCGAGAGAGCGCTTCAAGGAGAATTTTTTTAGATAATCTTTCAGAACAACCTGACTGAATGATTTCCAGGGTAAGACTTCCTATGATTTCAATTTCGCTTTTCATGCCTGCCTCGTCAGCTCTGATGTTAAATCGGCGAAGTGTATTTATTTATACAACGGCTGTGCTTTTTTTGCTGCTGCTAATCGCATCTGGTAGTAAGTATTTCGATAATTCAATACTTTAGCTCAATTTATATTCGGATTCATCCTTAATCAAAATTTCGCTTTCACGCTACGGTTTAAGTAAGGAATTTAGTGATAAAGGAGCCGCATGAGCTGGATTTTCTATTCAAAAGAATGGTTTAAGATTGTACCTCTTGCATTTGATGATGACTTTAAACTCATCCGGCCAGGAGAGCGACGCCAACTGATCATGAAAAGAGACGCGCTGAGAAGACTTGTAGTTAGACAGTATGGCTTAAGTTAGAAAGACAAGTATTTATACCATTCAATCAGGCCGCCAAATGGCGGCCTTTTTCATTTCTGGCCTCTGAAACCACACTTATATGTATCTGCAGTCCTGTTAACGTTGTGGTCAGATTAGCCGGGTGATTTGCTTAAAATTTTTATTGCAGATTCGTAATGCAGAGATTCTTCTACTGTAGAGCTGGTCTCATAGATGTAAACGTACTTACGGGTCAGGTGTTGAATCAGCATTTTTTTACTTATGTGATCTACGACCCCTGCCTGGAGAATGTCATAGACAGCGCTCCCGATAATTCTGTCTTCATGTTTCATGTCTTGGCCAGCGGATGAAAAATGAAGCATGGCACCTAATCCCCACAAATGACAGGATTGTTTCGTAAAGCTGTTCATCTATAACCCGCCTTGTGCGGGTTTTTTATTATCAGGCTCCGGGAATCAACAACAGAAGGCTTCGTTGTTAAATGCAGCTCGCGAGCCTGACCCTTTCTACTCACACGGCACCCGCTAACTACTGCGAGGTGAGAGATGTTACGAATGGACAAAATAACTACCGGCGTGGCCTACGGCGCCTCTGCGGGGAGCGTGTTGAACGGCATTCTAAACGCATACAGCCCTGAGCAGTGGAATGCCATCGGTGTGCTGGTGGGCATAGTTGTCGCTGTTCTTACGTACCTAACTAATTTGTATTTCAAGATCCGCGAATACAATCGTCGCAACAGGAGCCGGAATGAACCCGACGCTGAGAAGTAAGCTGGTGAAGGCCATACTTGGCGGCTCCAGCGCGATTACCCTTGCTGCCATCATGCTGGGCAATTCAGACGGACTGGAAGGACGTCGCTATTACGCTTATCAGGATGTTGCTGGAGTCTGGACCGTGTGTGATGGTCACACCGGCGCAGACATTCGGCGCGGTCATCGCTACAACGACAAAGAGTGTGAAGATTTACTGCAGTCCGATCTGCGTAAGGTAGCTGCTGCTATCGACCCATTAATCAAAGTTAGTATCCCTGATTCCACGAGGGCGTCGCTTTACTCGTTCACTTATAACGTTGGCGCTGGCGCATTCAGCAAATCCACGCTGCTTAAAAAGCTGAATTCCGGTGATGTGCCGGGTGCCTGCAAGGAGCTACAGCGTTGGACATATGCAGGCGGGCAACAGTGGAAAGGACTAATCACCCGGCGCGAGATTGAGCGTTCTGTTTGTGAATGGCAGCAAAAGCCTCAACTGTTCAAGGATGGTGCAGGACCGCTGAATCCAGGCATCCCAACTTCAGCGCCGGGAGTGTTCTGATGAAACTCCATTATCTCTTCGCGATCGTCGTATTGATTTTCTGCCTGTTCGGTGGAGCTTGCTGGTCGGCATTCCACTACAGTGAAAAAGCCGCGACTGCTGAGAGTGAAAGCCGCGTGCTCAAATCAGATAACGCGCTTCAGGGGCAAGTAATCGCCACTCAGGCATTCAACATCAACCGCTTTAATCAAACCGCTATGGTTGCCGCACGAGCAAACGCAATTGTTGCCGGGGACAGTGAAAAAACAGTTATTGAATATCGGGAGATTTTAAGACGTGAAAAAACCTGTGATCTGCCTGTTCCTGCTGCTGTCGCTGGTGGGCTGCTCGAATACGCGAACCGTTTACGTGCCGGGGCAATGCACACCGATACCGCCGTCACTTACTCAGCCGATGGTGACACCACTGCCGCCAGCGGGTTGACGTACTGCCAGGCTGTTTTATGGATTGAGCCGCTGCTCTCGTTAATAGAGCAGGGCAACAATAAATTCGCAGCAATACGAGACATTGAACAGCAGAGAATGAAATAAAAAAACCCTAAGGAGATGGAAATCCGATCTTCTCCTTAGGGATGCAATTGCATAAATATATAATCGTTACGGTTATTACCTTGCTTGTTATTGAAAATATATGCTTTAGGAAGACTCTTAAACCTTCAGGTCTCGAATGGATGTCTTTTTATGTCGAGTTGGTTGTAGACAAAGAACTTTCTTACGAGCAGGGGATGTTATTTTAAAGTTCATTCTAAGAAATTTTTTAGTTGGGTTTTTAACTTTATTTAAATGCAATTCTTAAGAAAAACAATTTCTATTAAATGAGTTGCCTATAAACAAAATGCCATTACTCTAGAATATAAAATCAAAAAGTCATTCAAAACATGCAGCGGGTAAGAATACAACCAAGCAGTTTAAAACATTGCCCAAAGCAATCTATCAATATATTTTGCTGGACATGCGATGTTTCGGCCTCCCGATTCTGACTCAGAAGGCATCCCACCACGGTCTCAATGAAAGTCAAAACCGCCTCCGGGCGCTTGGAATTCACCGCAACCAGAGTTTGGCCAGCAGCTTATCTACATCCACTTTACAAAAAACATTCACAAGAAACCAAAAGTGAGAATTTTTTGGTTTACATGTGGTTATAAAGCGATCTTGTGATCGATTATAACGATCGATACGGTAAAATCATTTGATAATTCCTCTTGATGCCCTAGTCTGACACTTGGTTCTGAATGAAATGCCAACACCACGCTCATCAGGGCCAGTTACCCCGGTGCGGTGTCAGACCTCGTTACGGGTGGCTCCGGCGAGGCGAGAAGCTCCAATCTGGGGTAACAATTACCAAGGCTGCATGCGACAGCGTGTAGCCTTTTTACTCATCGCTTACTGCGAGTGGTCTTAATGGTGAGCTATAACAGATATCTTCAGGGCAGTGAGTACGTCTGTTCGTTGGTATAAGGGAAGTAAATGAAAAAGGTATTGGTTTTTTTCAATGTTCAACCAGTTGAGGTTGTGAACACCCTGAAAGCTGTGACCACAATTAAAAGATCATATCCAAATGGAGAGGAAGTTCACCTCCAAATAATGCTTGCTGGTATTCACTCAGTAACAGGAGACCACACTGAGATTTACGTTGCTTCTGATCGAGAACTTTCGCCCAATGACATAGTAAGTGCAGCTAACAGTCTTCTTTAAGACATATCCGGGATAATGATTTCTGAGCGCCTTCTTGGAAGATAACCTATGATTTATATAAGTTTGGGTATGAAAAAGGAGTGTGTGCATGAAACACGAAGAACTGGAGCGTAAAGCTGAGGAAGAAATTTCTGCTCTTATTACTAAAAAAATTGCTGAGCTCCGCAAAAAAACAGGCAAAGAGGTTTCTGAGATTGAATTTAAACCGAATGAGACCATGTCCGGTCTTGAAGGGTATTCAGTAAAAATAAAGCTTATGTAAAGTGAAAAGGGCTGCTTAGGCGGCCTTTTTTATCGGCATTACAGAAGGCATTCACTGAGTGCCTGCGATAATGCTAGATTACCCCTGAACGAAGGGGGAAGAATGAAAATCGACCAAGATTATCTCAAAGGACTACTTATCGCATTTGAAGATTCGAACGAACCTCATACCAGTATTACCAAGCTTATGGTATTGGGATTTGATCACCAGTCTAACGAATTCCGTTTTCATATTCGTTTATTACAAGACCGAGGGTTAATAGGTCGCGTTGATGGTCTACGTGGAATTGGATACTTCAGCCCTGAAAGTGATGATAGAGATGATGAGGGTTTTTTTGACGAAGTTCCGTTGAGACTAACGGCGTCTGGGCATGATTTCCTCGAAGCCATCAGAAACAAGGAAGTATGGGCTACGGTCAAAACAGGCTTTAAGGATGCAAGCCTTGGGACGCTGATTGAGGTATCCAGGAAACTCCTCGAGGGGTTCATACAGAGAAAAATAGACGGAATCCTCAATTAATTGGATCCCTCCAAAATCACTTTTCGAGTGTTGTTTAATGAAGCCACTGGCATCCGCTGGTGGCTTTTTTAATGGAGTAACTAATGGCAAAACCGGACTGGGGAGTGCTTCAGCAACGGTTCCTGTCCGATTATGCCGCAACCGGAGTTTCACCGAAGGAATGGTGTGAAGCGCAGGGACTGAATTATGCGACTGCACGCCGTCATATCAAAAAGCCTGCTGCGCAAAGTGGGCAAGAATTTGCGCAGAAAAAATTGCGCAGTGCGCAAAAGGAAAGGAGCGCAGAAGAACTGGCGGATGCCAAACTGAGCCCTAAGGTAAAACGCTTCATTGCTGAATACCTCAAGGACCATAACGCCACCGCAGCAGCTGAACGGGCTGGCTATAGCGACCCAAACTATGGCCGCCAACTCCTTACGAATCCTAACGTTGAGCAGGCTATTACGCAGCAGCAGAAAGCATCTATTGAGCGCACGCTTGGCAGTGCCGATGAAGTGCTTGAGCAGATGTGGCAGCTCGCCACCTTCGATGCAAATCAGCTGTCGCAGTATCGCCGCGGTGCGTGTCGTTACTGCTGGGGCTTCGGCCATCAATACCAGTGGCGCGATATGGTGGAGTTTGAAGAGAAGCGACTTGAAGCTACAGAACGCAACAAGCGCGAGCCTGTCGATGTTGGCGGTTATGGCTATGACCACAATCGCGAGCCTAACTCTGCCTGCCCACGCTGCAATGGCGACGGAATAGGTCAGCCATATTTCGCTGACACCAGGAAGCTTTCACCTAATGCTGCGCTGGCTTATTCCGGCGTCAAGCTGGGTAAGAATGGCGTTGAGATAACAGCTATCAGTCGCGAACGCATGTACGAAGCGGTGATGAAGCGGCTTGGCCTGGCTGATAGTGAGTTCGCGCAACGTCTCCAGCAAATCGAAATCGAGCGCCGGCAACTAGAGGTTGAGAAACTCCGCAAAGAGCTGGCAGCCGACCCTGAGGATGATGTCCCGGCACCAGTTGCAATCAACATCAACGTGATAGATGCGAGGGTTCGTGATGATAGCGCCGACGCTTAATGTTCCCCAGGCGCGCTTCCTCGCTATGCCGCATAAATTTAAGGCCTATGTTGCCGGGTTCGGATCCGGTAAAACGTGGGTTGGCTGCGGCGGCATCTGCAAGGGGATGTGGGAGTTTCCCAAAATAAACCAGGGCTACTTCGCGCCGACCTATCCTCAGATTCGTGACATCTTCTATCCGACAGTGGAAGAGGTGGCATTTGACTGGGGGATGAACGTCAAAATCAATGAGGGGAACAAAGAGGTTCACTTCTACGCTGGACGACAGTATCGCGGTACGACGATTTGCCGCTCGATGGAAAAGCCTGGCTCGATTGTCGGCTTTAAAATCGGCAATGCGATGGTTGATGAGCTGGATGTTATGGCTGCCGCTAAAGCGCAGCAGGCATGGCGAAAAATTATCGCTCGTATGAGATACAAAGTAGATGGACTGCGCAATGGCATCGATGTCACCACCACCCCGGAAGGTTTCAAGTTCGTCTATCAGCAGTTTGTTAAAGCCGTGCGGGATAAGCCTGAGCTGGCCACGCTGTACGGGCTGATTCAGGCCTCTACCTTCGATAACGAAAAGAACCTTCCCCACGATTACATCCCTTCGCTGATGGATTCCTATCCGCCAGAGCTGATTAAGGCGTATTTGCGTGGACGGTTCACCAACCTGACCAGCGGCACCATCTACCACCAGTTCGATCGCCAGCTGAATGGCTGTGTCGATGAGGAACAAGCTGGCGAACCGCTTTACATCGGTATGGACTTCAACGTCGGGAAGATGGCGGCCATTGTTCATGTGCTGCGTGACGGAGAGCCACGTGCCGTTCGTGAACTGGTGAAGGTCTACGATACCCCGGCGATGATTAAGCGCATCCAGGAGGAATTCTGGCGCTATGAAGGCGGACGTTACGTCGCCTCGCGTCAGATTTACATCTATCCCGATGCTTCCGGTGACTCGCGCAAGTCGAACAATGCCAGCGCCACGGATATCGCGCAGCTTAAACAGGCCGGATTTAGCGTGGTGGTGAACGCCGCCAACCCGCCAGTGAAGGATCGCATTAATTCGGTGAATGCCATGTTCTGCAACGGCAACGGCGAGCGACGTTACAAAGTGAACGTGACCCGCTGCCCTGTCTATACCGACAGCCTGGAACAGCAGGTATGGGCGGCGAACGGAGAGCCGGATAAGTCCGCTGATAACGATCACCCCAATGATGCCGGTGGGTATTACATCGTGAAGCAATTCCCGATCATTAAGCCAACCGGCAAAGTCACCAAACTACGGATGTAAACCATGCCTGATATTTCTACACCCAATCTGGACTATGGGAACATGGTGCAGGCGTGGGACATTAACGACGCCCTGATGGGCGGCACGCTGTACATGCGCCAGCTTGGGGAAGCTTATCTCCCGCGCTGGCCTAAAGAGGACAAAGAGGACTACAAAAAGCGCCTGGCGGTTGCCACGCTATTACCTGCATACGAAGAGACCATTAACCAGAACGTTGGGCGTGTGTTTGCTGAGCCAATTCAATTGGGCGAGAACGTCCCGGATACGCTCCGCGAGTATGCGAAGAACGTGGATCTTGAAGGTAGCCGTCTCGATGTATGGGCGCAGGCCTTCTTCAGCCTGGCAATGCAATATGGCCTTTCTCATGCGCTGGTGGACTATCCCCGCGTTGACGGCGAACAGGTGAAGACCAAGGCTGATGAAAAGGCTACTGGCGCGCGCCCGTACGTCACCATGCTTAACCCTCGACAGGTCATTGGCTGGAAGTCGAAGATGGTCGGTGGCAAGGTCCAGCTAACCGCGTTGCGCATTAAAGAGGTGGTGGTAGAGGACGGCGACGACTTCGGGCAGACAAAGGTTGAACAGATTCGTTTGCTGACTCCAGGACGGGTTCAAATATTCCGTAAGGCGACCGGTGACAACGCCCAGGCGAACTGGACGCTGCATGAAGAATGGCAAACGTCGCGGCAGGACATCACGCTTGTCACGCTCTACACCAAGCGCACCGGGTTTATGTGCGGCTCTCCGCCGTTACTCAACATGGCGCTACTGAACGTTAAGCACTGGCAGTCGCAGTCCGAGCAGGACAATATTCTTCATGTTGCACGCGTGCCGCTGCTGACGGTATTTGGCCTTGGCGATGGTGAAGAGTTGGTTATAGGGTCTTCCTCGGCAACTCAATTCTCCGACCGTCAAACGCAGGGGCTCGAATACGTCGAGCACACGGGCTCTTCCATCGGTGCTGGCAAAGAGTCACTGACCGACCTGGTGGAGCAAATGCGACAGGCGGGCGCGAAGCTGCTGCGCACTGACAACACCTCGACCAAGTCTGTTGACCAGACCTCGGAAGAGAAGATGCAGGAGCAGTCGCCGCTCTACACCATGGCAACCAGCCTGGAAGACGCGATCGACAACATTCTGCAAATCATGGCTGAGTACATCGGTGAGAAAGATGGCGGCAGTGTTGATGTCCGTACCGAACTGGATGTGGAGTCGAAGGAGTTTAACCCACCAGCCGCGCTGGCCATCCAGGCGTTGCGCCAGGGTGGTGATATTCGTCGCGTGGACGCAATCAAATCCCTGCAGAAGCTGAACATCATTGATGCCGATGCGGACCCTGACGTGGTACTGAGCGAACTGCTGACCGAGTCGGCTTCACTGACCGAACCGCCGATAGAAGAGGTGTGAAATGGCGCGTTCCGTTAATGACCGGCTGCAGGACGAGACGATAGCCCATGGCCTGTATGTGTCCCGTTATGGTACTGGCGTTGCACGGCGCATGATATCGCTTCTGAATAAGATGGATGCTGACCTTGCCGCAAAACTGCTGGTGCTGCTGGACGGCAAACGAGCAGATACCTACAGCGCCCGCCGCCTGGCATCGTTGCTGGCTGGTGTGCGCGAACTGAACCAACAGGCCTACGAGCCGATTAACGATGCGCTGGCGCGGGAGCTGATGCGCTACGTTGAGTATGAGGCCGGATACCAGTTGGACCTGTTCAGCAGCATCATTCCGAAGCAGATCGTCAAGCATGTGCCGCTGCAGAGTATCGCACCTGAGCAGGTCTACGCCGCAGCAGTGGCGCAGCCGTTCCAGGGGCGTCTGCTGAAGGAGTGGGGCCAGAAGCTTGAGGCTGACCGGCTGGACAAAATCACCAACGTTGTCCGCTCTGGGTTCCTCCAGGGTGAAACTGTAGAGCAGATTGTCCGACGCGTTGCCGGCACACCAAAACTCAACCGTGAAGACGGGGCGATCAACGCATCCCGGCGCGACCTGGCTGTAGTGACGCGTACAGCGGTGAATCATATGGCCGCCACTGCGCGTCAGGAGTTCGCCCAGGCTAACAGTGATATCGTGAAGGCCAAACAGTGGTCCTCAACGCTGGACACCCATACGAGCCAATGGTGCATCATCCGCGACCGCAAACTTTACTCGCTCGACGGCAAGCCGCTGGGGCATCAGATTCCGTATCTGCGCGGACCCGGTAAAATCCATTTCTGCTGTCGCTCCTGCGAAATTCTGGTTACGAAATCGTGGGAAGAGTTGACGATACCATCCGGCGAACTGAGCAGAGCCACACGCGCCTCAATGGACGGGCAAGTGCCAGCGCATACCACCTATGCCGACTGGCTTACCCGACAGCCTTACGCACGGCAGGAGCAGGTGCTGGGTGTTACAAGGGCACAGATGCTGCGTGACGGTAAAATCACGGTACCTGAGTTGTTTAACGACCATGGAGAGTATCTCACCCTTGAACAACTGAGACGTGTTTCGACTCCTGAAGGTAAAAACTTTTCCCTGGAAGATGCGCAGACCGTTGCAGAAATTGAACATGGTATGCGCGGTGTTATTGCTGAGGATCTTCACTTCCCTGAGGGTACTTCGATTGAGTCTGCAAGAGTGGCGGCTGGCGCTGCGCGAGATGTTATCACTCGTTTTGATCTGCCCCCACTGGCGTCGTTTGGCGAACAGGAAGGAATTAAAAGTACGGCAGCCGGTGCATATCTGTCAGATCGTAAGGAAGTGCATGTGGCCTCATGGGCGCTTGACCCGGCAGCATGGGAAACAATCAGGAAAAACAGTGTCGGCGTGGACATGACTTTCATGGTGCGGCCTGAACTCTTATCCGGTGAAATAGCCAAATCCGTAGAAGATGTTGCCCCCGCAGAGTTGCCTTTTGTCGCAGTACCTTCGGTGCAGGGCACTGTCTGGCATGAGATGGGGCATCACCTGTATTACTCGAATCCAGAAGTTGGCCCACTTGTTCAAAGTGCCTATGATAAAGGCTGGTGGCGTGCATTAAGCGCCTATTCAGCAGAATCGCCCAAGGAACTGTTTGCCGAGATTATTTCCGCATTCATGAATGGTGATAACCGAAACATTATCGAACCAGAGATATTAGAGTGGCTGAGAATAAATTCCCGTACCTGACAAAAGCATCTGAACTGGCTCATGCCGAACCGCTGCCTGATGACGTTATTGAGCAGCTTGATGCTATCTGCAAGGAGGCCGGGGAAAACACACCTGAAGGCAGAATGATTGGCGTCCTGATCGGCTCTGTTTACACCAGGCTGCACAGCTCTGAATAACGCTCATTTCTGATACGAAAAATCCAATTAAGGCTGCCTCCGGGCAGCTTTTTTTATGCCTGCCGCTGAGCGGATGCGACGCGGCGCCCGGGTCGGATGACCCATTATCAATGGCCGGAAGGCTGGAGCAAAAACAATGAAACTCAAACTTGATGCTAACGGCAATGTGGTCGTTGAAAACGGTATGCCTGTCTATGTCCATGATGACGGCAAAGAAATTCCGTTCGACGCGGTCGCAGCGATGACCAAAATCACTTCTCTGAACGGTGAGGCCAAAACCCATCGTGAAGCGAAGGAAGCGGCGGAAGCTGGTCTCGCGAAATTCGCTGGCATCAGCGACCCGACCAAAGCGGTCGAAGCCCTGGAGATGATGACCAAAATCGACCAGAAGAAGCTGATCGACGCTGGCGCCGTTGACCAGGTTAAGGCTGAGATCACCAAGGTTTTCCAGCAGCAGCTGGACGAAGCAAACGGCAAAACCAAGCAGCTCGAAACCCAGCTCTACGACGAGATGATCGGCGGCCGCTTCGGTGGCTCTAAGTTCATCTCCGAGAAGATGGCGATTCCGGCTGAGTTCGTGCGTTCCCACTTCGGGCAAAACTTCAAAATTGAAGACGGCAAGGTTGTGGCTTACGACGGGCAGGGCAATAAGGTGTTCTCCCGTACCAAACCCGGCGAACTGGCTGGCTTCGATGAAGCGCTGGAATCCCTGGTCGAGTTGCATCCGCAGAAAGACTACATCCTCAAAGCGTCCGGCAACAGCGGCGGCGGTTCACATCAGTCGCAGCATCAGGCCGGGCAAAAAACCATGAAACGCGGTGCGTTCGACGCTCTGGATGGCGCAGGCAAGCAGGCTGCCCTGAGCGACGGCGTCAGCATCGTCGATTAAACGAAAGGATATTTAGTATATGAGCAACACGCTTACTGGGTTAATTCCTACTCTCTACACCGCACTGAACCGCGTATCCAGCGAGCAGGTGGGCCTTATCCCTGCCGTGGCGCGCAATGCAAAAGCTGATGCTGCGGCCAAAGACCAGACCGTCACCGCGCCGGTAGCACCGAAAACTACCACCGTTGATATCACCCCGGCGGCAACCGCGCCAAACGATGGCGATCAAAACATCGGTACCGTGGATGTCAAAATCACCAAATCCAAAATGGCCCCGGTCAAATGGAATGGTGAAGAACAACTGGCGATCGGTCCGTCAGGTAACTACGACGTCATTTTGGCTGACCAGTTCTCGCAGGCTTTCCGCGCGTTAAGTAATGAAATGGATGCCGACCTGGCGGCGCTGTATTACAAATCCTCTCGCGCTGTCGGTGCGCCGAAAGATACACCGTTCAGCATTAAAGACGATCTGTCTGATGCAGCACTGGCCCGCCAGATTCTGGTGGATAATGGTGCCCCAACTACCGACCTGCGCATGGTGCTGGGCGGCGAAGCGATGGCCTCAATTCGTGGTAAGCAGTCCGTGCTGTTCAAGGCGAATGAAGCCGGTACCGACCAACTCCTGCGTGAAGGCATCATCGGTCGCGTGATGGGCTTTAACCTGCACGAATCCGCCAACATCAAGCGCACCGCGAAAAGCACTGCGGCGGGCTATAAGGTCAACGGCGCGAAGAAAGAGGGGGACATCATTGTTGCTATCTCTGCTGGCACTGGCGGTGTTGCTGCCGGGACCGCAGTGAAGTTCGATGGCGATGACAACAAGTACATCGTCGTAGCGGCAACCTCTTCCACTATCACCATCGGCGCGCCGGGCCTGCGTCAGGATCTTGCAGACCAGGCAGCCGTTACTGTGCTGAGCGAGTTCGCGCCAAACATGGCATTCGATCGCAACGCATTCCTGCTGGCGTGCCGTACACCGGCAATGCCAAAAGGCGGTGACACTGCCGACGACGTGATGAACGTGACCGACCCTCAATCCGGCATCACCTTCCAGATCGCACTGTATCGCCAGTACCGTCAGGTGCGCTATGAGGTTGGTGTAGCGTGGGGTGTTGCATCCGTTCAGCCTGAGCATTCCACCATCATCATGGGTTAACCACAGGGGCTTCGGCCCCTTTGTTTTTCAGGAGGCCCAATGGCCGGATTAACCAGAGAACAGCGCGCGCAGCGTGAGGCTGAAAAGCTTGCGGCGCAGAACGGCGCTGAACATGCTCCTGCCCAGCAGGAACAGCAGCAGGAACAGCAGCAGGAACAGCAGCAGGAACAGCAGCAGGAACAGCAGCAGGAACAGCAGCAGGAACAGCAGCAGGAACAGCAGCAGGAACAGCCCGTTATTGAGTTGATGGTCATGGTGCGTGACACCCCAGAGTTCCCTGACGGCCCGCTGAGCGCTGAGGTTCACCCTGACGAGGTTGACAACTGGCTGGCGCTGGACTGGCGTCTGGAGGAATAACCATGCTGGTTGCCGATCCCCATTCACTTGATTTCAACAGCTACGCCAGCGTGGTTGACCTGCGCGCATTCGCGGCGGGGCGCAGATATACCGTTCCTGCCGACGATGAAGAGTGTGAGACGTTGCTGATGCAGGCGATGGACTTTCTGGAAGGGAAAATATGGCGAGGGCAGCGCTCCAGCGCATCGCAGCCGCTGTCATGGCCGCGTTCGGGTGTGCGCTTCGATGGTGTTGACCTGCCGGATGACACCATTCCTCAACGTCTGGTTGATGCGCAATGTCGCCTGGCTATCGAGTCGCAGGAGATTGACCTCACGCCTTCGGTTGCTGGTGGTGGCGCGGTGGTTATGGAGCGTGTTGAGGGTGCGGTAACGGTCCAGTATGAGCCAGGCACGAATAAGGCGGCACCGTCATTCCCTTGGTTCTACTCCTCATTGCGCGGGCTGGTGGTGGGCGGTAATCAGATCCGTCTCGAAAGGGGGTGACGTTGAATAAGGGAATTGGGATTGTTTTTTGTGTCGTATTCATACTGATTGGTTTGGCTTTTTCTGCCGTATCCGTTTTTGTGGGCGTTTCTTGCATTTGCAGGTTTTAGGAGACTGTATGGCAATCGACTACCGCCGCATGCGAAACACCGCGACCCGGCTGCTGACCGAGAATGGGAAGGCCTATCCGCTTACCCGCGGTGGCGGCACTACCCGCGATCAGTTCGGCAAAGAGTTAACCACCCCTGCGATCACTTCGACCGTCACTGGCGTTATCACCGAGTATTCCTCCCGTGAAATCGATGGCTCCCTGATTGCCACTGGTGATAAGAAACTCGCGGCCACGTTTGAAACTGAAGTGCGTATTGATGACCGCATCGAAATCGATGGCAAAAAATGGCGTGTGGTTCAGCCGAACCCGGTTAAACCTGCCGGCTTGCTGATCTCCTATAACATCCAACTAAGGGCGTGATTATGGGTAGCAGTGCGAATCAACCATTTCTGGCTGCCATTAAGTTGTTCGTTGATGGCTCTAAGGAGGAAATGGATAACGTTATCAGGCGAACGGGTATCAAAATCCTGGGGCGGCTGGTGGATATGTCCCCGGTTGGCCAGCCTGATATTTGGGAGGTTAACCAGACTGCATCAGCCTATAACACCGCGGTTCGCGAGCATAATGCGACTCTGCGCGAGGATCCGTCAAACCTGACAAAGGCAGGGCGGCTTAAGCGTGGCCTGCGTGTCAACGACTCGATGGATATCAAAAAGCCTGAGGGGTATGTCGGCGGGCGCTTCAAGAACAACTGGTACGTGGGCTTTGACAGCCGGCCAACCCAATCCAACGATACACCGGATGCTTCCGGCCAGAGCTCAAACTCCCGTGGCCTCGCAGTGCTTGAGGTGTTCAGAGTAGGACAGGTCAGCTCGATTTTCTTTACCAACAACCTGCCATATGCGCAGGCGCTGGAAAACGGTCATTCAAATCAGGCGCCAGGCGGTATGGTCGGACTGACAGCACTTGACGCGGCTCAACTATTCCGTGAAGCAATGAACGAGGTGCGCAATGGCCGGTGACCAGACAATGCGGATTGCTGATCTGCTGGAAGGTCGTGTAGCGGCTATTTGCTCCTCGATTGGGCTGCCAGTGGCCTGGTCAAACATCGTCTTCGATCCCCCTGATAATGCCCCTTATGGACGCGTTTATGTTTTACCGGCGCAAACTGTAGGGCAGGACCTGGAAGGTCAGTTGTGTACGTACCAGGGCATTCTGCAGCTCAATATCATCGCGCCAGCAGGTAGCGGTGTAACTCAGGCGAGAGGGTTGGCAAAGTCTGTCGCTGACTCCTTCCCGGAGGGGCTGCCGCTGGTGGACAGTGACCTGACCGTGTACATCAACGGGCCGCCGCAGGTTCGCCAGCCCATTCAGGATCGCCCAACGTCAACTTCCAACGGGAGCAATGGTTCCATCACCTACACCATCCCCGTCAGCATGCAATACCGCGCTGACTACTGACCCACCATCCGGTGGGTTTTTTATTACCTAAATTCAGGAGAGTGCTATGGCATTTGCAATCCCTAACGGGTCACGTGTGAGCGTGGCCAAGGCCTACCAGGCCGCAATCACGTTTACTGCGGCTTCGAATGCGACGGAATGTGAACTGACCGTTGCCTCGGCTGCTGGTGTTCTGGCGGGCGACGTGGTTCAGGTGAGCTCTGGATGGATAAAGCTCGATAACATGGTGTTGCGTGTTAAGTCTGTTACCACCACCAAAATCGTGCTGGAAGCATTCGATACAACCGATACCAAAAAATTCCCGGTTGGTACTGGCGCAGGCACCCTGCGCAAAATTGATTCGTGGATCACCATGCCGCAGGTTATGACGCTCTCTACCGAAGGCGGTGACCAACAGTCCATCAGCATTCAGTTCATGGAGGATGATAAGGCCCGCACCATCCCGACGTTCAAAAACGCCGTAGTTCAGGTCTATACCTTCGCGCATGACCCGCTGTTGGCTATCTACAAGCGTCTGATCGAACTGGATGAGTCGAGCGATACCACGGCAATCTGGTTCAACAATAAGCGTGGTAAGGCCGACCGCTTCTATTCCGCCAAGGTGTCATTCCAGCGCGTGCCTAAAACCGAAATCAACGCAGTGGAAAGTAACGAAGCGCGCATGAACTTCGAATCGGACATGCAGATTTACCCGATCGCCGACTCATCCGCTACACCTCTTGCTTTCCTGACTAACCTTCCAGCGACAAAAAGTGTTGCTGCAGGTTCTTCTTTGGATCTGGCAGTGGTTATGCAGGGCGGCTCCGCCCCCTATGCCTATGTGTGGAAGAAAGGCAGCACTGCCATTCCCGGCAAAACTGCATCGACGTTCAATATCCCTTCGGTCGCTTCCGGCGATGCGGGATCTTACACCTGCGAAGTCACCGATTCCGCAGGCAAGACCATCACCTCGGTTGCATGCACCGTCACTGTCAGCTAACAAACCGGGCCCAGTTCGCCGGGCCATTCTGAGATGAAACCATGACCAAATTCTCCCTGATCCCAAATCCAACCTTTTCCGTTACGGCCAACATTCCTCGCGCCGGTGCCGACGATGGCCAACTGACATTTACTTTCCGTCACAAGACGCTCGAAGAACTGCGAGCCATGGATGAAAAACTGCAGAAAGCGGCAGAGGGCAAGAGCTCATCAGTTGAGCCCCAGGCCGATTACCTGATGGCGATTGTCGACAGCTGGGCGCTACCTGACGAACTCAGCCGTGAAAACGTAATCACCCTGCTGAAGAACTACCCGCGCGCTTTCGACAGCATTGGCCTGGCCTACACGAAAGAGCTGATGGGGATCCGCGAAAAAAACTGAGGCAGGTCGCTGCAGCGTTGTACACGCCGGGTCCGACACTGGCGGAACTGAGCGCTTTTGGTTTAACGCCTGAGGATGTGGAAGAAGAGGTGGGGGTTCTGCCATCTGTATGGCATGCATTCACTCTCTTCTCCGCGCTGGCAACTCAATGGCGAGTCGGTGCTGGTGGTGCGACCGGCCTTGATTACAACGTACTCCCCTGGATGTTTCAGATGCATGGGGTTGAGGATGCGGCGGCCTGCATGGCTGATCTTCAAATTATGGAAAGCGAGGCTCTCAAGGTAATGCATAAGGAGACGAGCAAATGACTGACCAGATCGCCTCGATTACTTTGCGGGCCGATGTTTCTGATCTGAAAACGGCCAGCAATGAGCTGGATAAGCTGAATGAGGCAGCTACGGGCGCTGTTGCTGGCGCTGATGCGCTGGCAGATGCCGCGAAACGGGTTAAACCGTCCGCACGCGAGGGCGCAGAGGGTATCCGGGAGCAACGTGAAGCTCTGAAAGGACTGCTGGAAAATATCGACCCGGTCACCAAAGCTCTGAACCGTCTTGATGAGCAGCAGGATGCGCTGCGCAATTTCCAGGCCAAAGGGTTTCTGGATACCGATACGTTCAAGGCCTATAACAAAATTCTCGACGATACCCGGCTTAAACTGACGGATACCGGAGAAGCGGCAGCCAGCGCTCAAACCGAGCTGGCGGCAACGCAGGCCGTAGAGAAACAGTCGGCGTCGCTAAAAAACCTGCTCGGCTCAATTGACCCGGCGATAAGAGCGTTCAATTCACTGGATGAGCAGCACGCGCAGCTGTTGGCGCATTTTGAGGCAGGGCGCATCAACGGGGCGCAATTCGAGCACTTCAATGACATTCTGAATCAGACGCGTCAGCGCCTTTCCGGCGTGGCTGAAGCTCTTCCTGATGCATTGTCTAGACAAGAAGCGGCGGCGCGTCGCGCTGGTATTTCAGTTGGTCAGTACAGTGCTGCAATTGGTATGTTGCCCGCCCAGCTTACCGATATTGCCACGCAACTTGCGGGCGGGCAGTCGCCATTCCTGATAATGCTCCAGCAGGGTGGGCAGATTAAAGATTCATTCGGCGGGTTTGGTGCCATGTTCCAGGCTCTCAGAGATGCGCTGTTTGGGTTTAATGAAGAGAGCAAAGAAACCTCAGAGACTGCGGACAATATAAATGATGCGGCAGAGGGTCTTAATAACACTTCTGAAGCAGCCGAAAAACTCGGCAGGACCGGTGGGCTACTTAACGGCTTTAATCTTGCGATTGCGGGAGCTGCCACCCTGTTGGCTGTTCTGGCAGGAGCCGCATACAGTTCTTCGCAGCAGTTCGACACCGTTGCACGCTCACTTATCTCAATGGGCGGCGCTGGCTTTTCTTCCATGGTACAGCTTAATGATGCTGCGCGGGAGGTCGCCGACAATGCAGGTTCATCGCTTGCGGATGCCGTTGATGTGTTGGTTAAGCTCAACGATACGGGCAAATACACTGACGTTCAGATGATGAAGGTGGCCAGCGCGATACTGGCTATGGGGGACGCCGGGCTTGATACCAAGGCCGCTATGGCTGATTTCTCCCGCATAGCCAGTGACCCGATTAAAGCGCTGGCCAGTCTTAACCAGCAGTATGGCTTCGTAGATGAAGCCATGATGAAGAACCTCATCACACTGGAAAAAACTAAAGGGAAAACTGCTGCGGCTAACGAAGCGATAACCCTGTTTGCAAACACCATGGAGAAGCGCAGCAATGATATTGTTGATGCCACTGACAACATCGGCCAAGCCTGGCAGGGGTTAAAGGCTTTTGCATCTGATACCTTTGGGCAGATTGGGATCACGGTTCGCGCATGGGGAAACCAAATCATTGATATCTTCAAATTGCTGAAGGCCTCTATTAATGATCTGTTTCTCAATATCACCTCACTTGATGCTAAATTCACCGGGACGATTGCTGGGTGGGCAGAAAAGATCCCTGGAGGTGGGCCTTTAGCGAATTTTCTGGGCATGGACGTCAAGGCCATGAAAAAGGCTGGTGCGGAAGCTGATAAAGAAATCGAGGCGAACAAAAAACGTTACAACGATCTTTGGAGACGCATTTCTGCCCCGGATGCGCAGGCCAATTACGAGCAAGAAGCTAAAAACGGTAAAAATGTAGTCGGAACGGGAGCTGTTGATCGGCAGACAAAAGATGTTGTATCGAAACTCGCTGAAGACTCTTCCAAAAAGGCCAGGGAAACAAGGACTACCCTGGATGCTGGCGATCGTACTCTGGAGAATTACCGCGCTCAGGCAAGAACGTTAACGGAAACTCTGGAGACCCTGCGTCAGACTGGCGAAACCCAAGCTAAAAGTACCGAATTTAGTAAACAGCAATCGCACTTTGCTGAATTGGATGAGGCCGTCAAAAGCCGCGCCCTTACCACGCAGGAGAAATCCCTCCTGTCGAGCCGCGAGGCCATTCTGAACGCCGCTAAGGTGGTGGACCAGAAGAACAAGGAAGTTGAAGCCCAGCAGAAAATTAACGGGCTGGCATTGCAGGCAAATAAATACGTTACGCAGATGTCAGAAAAAACAGCTGCTTTACGTGACGGTGCAGGTCTTAGCAGTCGCCAGACACAGCGTTTAATGGAAGAGGCGCAGCTGAGGCAGGGGTGGCTTAATGGCGGGGGCAAAACTGGAGATGCTGGGTATGAAAAGGAATTAAAAGCCCTTCGAAATTATTACGCTGAAGAAGACAGGTTGCGCGGAGACTGGAAGGCTGGAGCTTTTGCTGGATGGAATGAATATCTTGAAGCCGCCACTAACACTTACGACTCCGTTAAGAACGTTGCGGGTTCAGCGCTAAATGGCCTATCTGGCATGTTAACCGACCTGATGACGACGGGTAAGGCTTCCATTAAGTCATTCGGTATGTCAATGCTGAAGATGATCGCTGAAGTCGTAAACCGTTTGATGGTGGCTTATGCGGTTCAGGCGGCGATGGGGTGGATAAGTGGTGGTTCAGCACCCTCAGCTGGGGGCGGGAAGTCATTTGCCGTTCCGTCGTATGCCCCAAATGCTAAAGGCGGTGTATATGAGTCGTCGGGCCTCAGTAAATATGTGAATGGAGTCTACGACACCCCTCAGTACTTCGCGTTCCAAGGTGCATCCAAGTTTGCCAAGGGCGGTGTATTTGGCGAGGCGGGGCCTGAGGCGATTATGCCTTTGACGCGCGACTCAGCTGGGCGTCTGGGTGTCAGGGCGCAGGGTGGGAGCGGAGGGCAGCCGCAGGTAAATATTGATATCTACGTCGATAACAAGGGCAATACATCATCAAATATGTCTGGAGATGGTAATGCCGCTGCTAGGGCTTTAGGAAAGGAAATCGAAGCCAAGGTGACTGAGATCCTGGCGAGAGCCGCCCGAAGCGATGGATTACTTGGCAGGCGGTTCCAGGCAAAGTAATGGCCTGACTTTGATCCTGACACAGTAATATCACCCGCACCTGGTTACACCATCGCATCCCCTGGTTATTATGCTCAAAACCATACTAATCAGGGGATGATAATGAAAAAAGTCTTTACGACTGCAGTGCTGGCCTTGGCGCTTTCTGCATGTGCGGGGAGCAATTCAAACAGCGGAGCTGAAAAACAAACCAAGTATGATGAGCTTTCAAAATGCGATGTTGCTATCGAGGCACCCTCCCATTCGCCGACAAATAAAAGGGACTTCGCGGAATTTCTCTCCACGCAGGCTCGTAATGCTTCAGCTGATCAGTTCGTTACGCAAAAACGGTTAGATATCCTTCAGCTTGTTGGTTGGAATTCTTCCGTAGCTGATTCTATTGCGTCGTGTGGGGCAGCCAGAAAGGATAAGCGGAAGGAAATGGCCTCAGGAGCTTTCGAGCGGCTGAAAGCGAGCACCCCGAATGCAGAAGAGCGCCGTGCACTTATCAGTGCCTACAGCTCATGGGAAGCCTATGTGACAAGCCAGACACCTCTTGCAAAACAGGACTTTGATGCCAAGGTCGGCTATTACAAAAACATGTGAGCGCGTGATGATAATCCCAACATTAACGCGCGCCGAAGCAATTCAGAAGACCAGGTATTTAGATTTGTAACATCCTGATATTCGGACAGTAGCCACCTTAGGGTGGCTTTTTTTATGGAGTAAATATGGCCGTTGATACTTACAAGTGGCGCTCGCAACTTGGAGCGGGCGCTATTGAATACAGTCAGACTATACGATCAGCTCAGTTTGGCGATGGCTATGAACAGGTTGCTGACAATGGTATTAACTCAACTGCAATTAAGATCCCGATGAAACATACTGGCATTGAAACGGAAGTTAACGCCGTTCGTGATTTCCTTCTGGCCCATACCGTAAAAGCCTTCATCATTACTCCACCGGGCGAAGCTAAAGGTCTTTATCGGGTAGTTGCAGATTCTGTTCAAAAAAACCAGATAAGCAGCAAATTTGCAGAGCTGACATTCACCCTTAAGCGCGCCTATGGCGTCTATGCGTGAGGTGACCCATGGTTGCTCTGATTGATACGTCGGCCTCACTTTCCCCCGGTGGTCGCGTACGACTTATTGAGGTTGATGCGAGCGAGTTTGCTGGTGGCATTCACCGTTTCCATTATTCGCCTTTTCCTCATACCCCAATTGAAATTGATGCGGCTAAAGGCGACGAGAACAAACTGGGACCCAAACCAATTATCTGGGGTGGGAAAACTTTCGATTTCTGGCCGTACCAGGTTACAGGTCTGGCCATGTCCACTGACCAGGCCGCCGAACCGACGCTGAGCATTTCCAACCTTGACGGGCACATAACAGCGCTCTGCCTTCAGTTTAAGGACATGGTGAATGCAAAGGTAAGCGTTATCGACACCTACTCCATTTATCTGGATCCAGTGAACTTCCCCGGGGGCGTCAATTCCACTGCTGATTCGTCTATGTTCACTCTCCAGAGCTTCTGGCTCGATACGAAAACGGCTGAAGACGATGAGGTGGTGTCGTGGGCAATGAGCAGTCCGGCAGACCTGCAGGGGCTGGTGATCCCCACCCGGCAAATCACTTCGTTATGCGAATGGGCACTGCGCGGACAATATCGCAGTGGTGACGGCTGCACCTACAATGGCACGGCGTATTTCGATGCGAAGGGTAATGCTGTCGCTGACCCGGCGCTGGATGTGTGCGGCGGCTGCCTCAATGACTGCCGTAAGCGGTTTGGTGCCGGACTGGCAGAACCTAACGCCGCAAACCTCGACTTTGGTGGCTACCCGGCTACCGTTCTCTTCTCCCGATAACCGGACATACCAATGAACAAAACTATTATGGCGGCGATCCGTGCACACGCGCTGGAGGAATCCCCGCGTGAGTGCTGCGGCTTCGTCATTCAGTCTGGACGGCGTCAGCGGTACACTCCGGTACCGAACAGCCACGAAAATCCCACAGAGCATTTCCGCATTGACGGCGCGCACTGGGCGAATGCTGAGGATGTCGGAACGATTGTTCGCATCATCCACTCCCATCCGGGCGATGGGGCGCGGCCTATTCCTTCAGACCTCGATCGCCAGCAGTGCAATAACTCCGGCGTGGTCTGGGGCATCTACGCGCCGGACTGCGATGAGTATGCAGAGATAGCACCTGATGTCACCCCATTAGTTGGCCGCCCGTTCATCCTCGGTTCGCACGACTGCTGGGGGCTGATCATGGATTGGCACGCCACCCAGGGTGTGACACTTAACGATTTCCGTGTGGATTATCCATGGTGGGAGAGCCAGTACCCGGACAACCTGTATTTCGAGAACTGGGAGCGCGAGGGGTTTATCGAATGCGACCCGGTACCGGGCTGCATGGTCATCATGCAGGTTGAGTCTGCTAAGTGGAACCATGCGGGGATCATCACCGAAGAAGGCGAGCTGCTTCACCACTTGTACGGCCAGCCATCCTGTATCACGCCGTACGCCCGCGGTTATTTCAAAGACCGGACGATGATATGCGTCCGCCACAAGAACTTGCCTCAGGAGATTAAGCCATGGCGCGGTTAACCACTATTCGACTTTATGGCGTACTGGGAGCACGGTTTGGACGCGTTCACAGACTGGCTGTCCAGACATCAGCGGAAGCGGTGAAGGCATTGTGCATAAACCTTGATGGGCTGGAAGCCTACCTGATGAATGCCAAAAATAACGGAATGACGTTCGCGGTGTTTCGCGGAAAGCGAAATATCGGCGTTGAAGATTTCAAAGACTTGAATGGCGATAGCGATATCCGTATTGCGCCGGTGATGGAGGGCGCTAAAAAGGCGGGCATGTTCCAGACCATACTGGGGGCAGTAATGGTTGTCGCCGGGATCGTTGTCGGTGTTGCAACGGGGTGGGCAGGTGTCGGTTTAACTTTTGGTGCAGGACTTATTATGTCAGGTGCCTCAATGATGGCTGGTGGTATCTATCAGATGCTTTCGCCTCAACCTAAGGGGTTACAGGGCAGAGAAGATCCTGACAACAAACCTTCTTATGCCTTCGGTGGAGCTGTTAACACGATGGCAATGGGCAACCCCGTAGCTCTGCTTTATGGCGAGCGTGAGATTGGCGGCGCGATTATCAGCGCGGGCATTGTCGCTGAAGACATCTGACGCAACTTTTTTCAGCAAATAGCACCCAATAGGGTGCTTTTTTTATGGATGTAATATGGCAACGATCACTGGTGCGAAGGGCGGAGGCCAGAAGCAGCATACGCCCGTAGAACAGCCGGATTCAGCTCAGTCGATGGCGCGGTGCCGTATGTTGCTGGCGTTAGGGGAAGGCGAGTTTGCGGGTGGACTGGATGCGACACGTATATTCCTGGATGGCACACCGCTGGGCAATGCTGACGGAACAATGAATTTTGAGGGCGTTTCGTGGGATTTTCGACCAGGAACACAGACTCAGACACCGATCCCCGGTTTCCCCGCTGTCGAAAACGAAATAAGCATTGGTGTTTCACTCACGAAAGCAACGCCATGGACGCGGGCTATTAGTAATACCCAGCTCGATGCAGTGCTGGTGCGCGTTGGCATTCCGCAGCTACAAAAACAGGAAAAAGACGGGGATATTGTTGGCACAACCGTCAAATACCATATCGACCTGGCTGTAGACGGTGGTGCTTTTTCCACCATCATGACCAAAACAGTCACGGAGAAACTCAGCGCGCTGTACGAACTGACGCATCGCATTAATTTGCCAAAGGCCAATACTGGCTGGCAAATTCGTGTAGTCCGCGACACCGCAGACAGTACCAGTCAGTTGCTGCAAAATAAAACGCAGGTGCAGGCGATAACTGAAGTGATCGATGCGCGCCTGCGTTATCCGCATACAGCGCTGTTGTATGTGTCATTTAATGCAAAATCATTCAGCAATATTCCAAAGATCTCCTGCAAGCCCAAAGGGCGCATCATCCGTATTCCCCAAAACTATGACCCGGTTGCCCGCAGTTACAGCGGAACCTGGAACGGTACGTTCAAATGGGGATGGAGCAACAATCCAGCCTGGATATGGTTCGACGTTCTTACTGAGCCGCGTTTTGGTCTTGGTCGTCGCGTAACTGTAGACATGCTGGATAAGTGGGAGCTTTACCGCATTGCCCAACGCTGCGATCAGAAGGTACCGGACGGGAAAGGTGGCAACGGTAATGAGCCTCGCTTCATGTTCGACGTCTATATCCAGTCCGAAGAAGATGCCTGGCAGGTGATTAAGGATATCGCCGCGGGCTTCAACGGAATGACTTTCTGGGGCAACAACATGTTCAATGTTGTCTCCGATATGCCAGCTGATACGTCGAAGTTGCAGATCCTCACCCGTGCTTCGGTAGTTGGCAAGCCGGTGTACTCGAGCGGCAGTGAAAAAAACCGTTTCTCCAGTGCACTTGTTAACTTCAGCGACCCGGACAATCACTATCAGGATCGTACTACGGCAGTGATGTTCCCCGAACTCGTGAAGCAGTTCAAATTTAAGCAGACACAGTTAACAGCTATCGGTTGTACGCGTGAAAGCGAGGCGCAGCGACGCGGTGGATGGGCGGTGTACTCTAACTTCCTGGACCGAATCATCACACTGCAGACGGGTCTGGACGGGGTTGTTTATGTGCCGGGAACAGTTTTTGCCTTTGCTGATGAACGGGTGTCCGGTCGCATTTATGGCGGACGCATCACCGAATATAATTCTGCGATTAAAGCTGTTACAACGGATCGCGGGACCAGTGCTATTGCAGGGGATACATTGCTGATCCGCACTCAGGGCGGCACCGTTGAAAGTCGGATTATCCAGGCAGTAAATGGCACGCAGCTGATTGTATCCACACCGTTCAAAGCTGCACCACTCCCTAACGCCATATTCGTTATCGATGCCGGACAGCTCCGCCTGCAATATTTCAGAGTAACTAACCTGACATTTAATGATGAGGAAAATACATTCACCATTACCGGGGCGGAATACAATGCGTCAAAATATGATGCTGTTGATAACAACGCCCGTCTGGATACCCCTCCGATCAGCCTGATTCCAACCGGATTGGTGGCGCAACCACAAAATGTAGTTATTACCAGTTACGACTCCGTCCGCCAGGGGCAGCGTATTGCTACGCTGGTTGCGTCCTGGGATCCGCCTCTGGATAAGAATGGCAAGCCCCAGGCAGATATCGTTTCATACCGGGTACAGTGGAAACGGGGTGAGAACGAGTGGATCAATGTTTCTGCAACAGGGCTACGTAATATCGAAGTGCCCGGGATTTTTGAAGGCGACTACCTCGTCAGAGTTTGTGCCATTAATTCCGGGGGGGCGTCGAGCCTCTGGGCGTCCTCCACTCTTACGCACCTGAGTGGGCGAATCGGCGCGGTACCGAAGCCTGTAGGACTTATTGCTACGCCAATCAACTGGGGTATTCAGCTCAACTGGGCATTCCCTGCAGGCAGCGAAGATTCCCTTCAAACAGAAGTTCAGTACTCTGCATCGAGCACGGGTAATAACCCGATGCTCCTGGCCGGCGTTCCTTACCCCCAGCATTCATATACTCAGGCGGGCTTACGTGCAGGGCAGGAATTCTGGTACCGGGCGCGCCTTGTCGACCGTATAGGTAACCAGTCAGACTGGACTGACTGGGTGCGCGGGATGTCGAACGACCAGGCCAGTGATTATCTGGATGCAATTAAAGATCAGGTGCTGCTGGCCGCTGACGGTAAGGCGTTAACCGAGAAAATTGATTTCAGTATCGCCGGGATTTTGCAGGGTACGCTGGCGAATATCCAGGGCGCGAAAGTTTCATTCGAGCAGTTTGGCATTGCGCGCGCTGAGATCTCCCAGGCTCAGGAGCTCATAGCTGATGCTGACAAGGCGTATGCGGAGTTCAAAGACCTGGTGGCTGTCCGGTTTGGTGACAGTGCTGCCGAAATCCTCACGGTTAAAAAGGCGCAGGCCACAACGGATTCTGCGTTGGCATCTCTGACCACAACGGTACAGGCGACCACGGAGAATGTGGATGCTCTCACTGGACGGATAACTAAAGCCGAGGCCAGTGTGGTGAGCATCAGCGAGGCGCAGACCAATACTGAACAGGCGTTGGCCACGTTTGAGCAGCAGGCCACGGCAAAATTCACCGCGCAGGATAAGCAGTTCGGCGAGCAAATGGCGGCGATAAACCAGAAATTCACCGCCTACGCTGACGCCACGAGCGCCAATGCTATTTACACCCTTAAAGCCGGGGTGAAGTTCAACGGCAACTATTACGACGCAGGCCTGTCGGTAGCGGTATTGGTTAACAATGGACAGGTATCAACCCGCGTTGCCATTAATGCAAATGAACTGGTTGTATTGTCCGGCAGCAGTACCAGCCAGATGTACAGTCCTTTTGCCATCGTCAACGGTCAGGTCTTTCTGAACGATGCTTTCATTCAGAACGGAACAATCACATCGGCCAAAATCGCGGATGCCTCCATCACCAACGCCAAAATCAGCGGCGATTTGTGGTCCGCAAATTTTGTTTCTGGTCAGTCAGGCTGGATTGTGAGGCAGGACGGCAGCGCTGAATTCAACAACGTTTTGATACGGGGGATCGTTGAGGCGGATGAATTTGTTGGTGATGTTGCCAACGGGCAGGTTTTCCCGGATACGGGCATCTCATCAACAGCCAGCGTTTCGTTTACCTATACGGATTCCGGGACGAAATTACGGGACAAACACATCGTGCTGATGGCGATGATCAGCGTCGGCGGAGCGACCGGACCTGGGGCCACTGGCGGTGCGGCCGATGTGACCCTCACTATAGGCAATGTCAGCAAAACCTACCGGGTAGTTAACGCGACTGATCGTGGACCGCTTTTTACCACACTCATGGTGAGCGCTCGTGTCAGAGCGCGTTCCGTTGCCTGTTCAATCACGGGCAAAACTGGCGGGATTTCATCAGGTGGCTCCTGCCAGATTCTGTCTCCCAGCGTGATCGTTGCCCGTGGTTCGGGCGCATTCGAACAAACCAGCTAACTCACTCAACACCACAAACCCGGCTCCGGCCGGGTTTTTTTATGCCCGGAGAAAAGGAAATATGTCCGCAGGAACAATCAGACTCACGAACAATTCGACGGCTATTGTCGGTACCGGCACCACCTTCACCTCAGACCTTAAATCGGGTGATGTCATTACAACGACCATCGGCGGGGTGTTCTACACCCTGTTTGTGGATACCGTGACGAGCAACACCGCCGCCACGCTGACCGACCCGTTTACCGGGCCGACGACCACAGGTGCGGCATGGGTGGCCGTCCCGCAGTTGTCGCTCAATCGTATTACTGCGGCGCTGGCCACGCAGACCGCAGAGGCCGTGAGGCGCATCCTCCAGGAGAACGCCAACTGGCAGGCGTTTTACTCCGGCAGCGGGGATATCACTATCACGATCCCGGATGGCACGCCGACGGGGCGACAGGTTCCCGGCCCGTCCTGGGACAAATTAAAAAAGGACGCGGGTAGCGCCTGGATTGACCGTGGCTCTTTGAGCACCACGGCCAACCTGAACACCATGAACCCTGCAACGACTGAGGGGGAGTACGGAAAAGCGAGCAGCACTGGCTTAAATGAGGCGAACGGCTTTCCACCCGGGGCGAGTGTCGGGGTGCTTAAAGTCGTTGCCGGAGGGCGATTCGGCGGTACGCAAATCTATACAGACTGGACGGGTAATCAATGGGCACGCGGCCTGACCGCAGTCTGGAACGGTACTGATGGCCCGTGGTCCGTATGGGGGGCTACCGATGGCGCGCGCGGCGCCATTCCAAATGCAGACCTGGATGCATTTACGACGGGGTCGATTGGTCGCTGGGCGGTGCTCAACAGCACGTTTGTAACGGCAGCGAACCACTATCCGGTCGTGGGTTCTGGCGGTATTGGCGAATTCGAAGTAGCTGCCGGGGGGAACATCCTTCAGCAAACCTTGAAAACCCGATATGGGCGTATGTTTACGCGCACCATTGATGGTTCATGGAACGGCACGGGAACTCCAGCGTGGACCGTGTGGTTTGAGATTGGTGTACAACCGCAGGATACATTTTACTCTGATGACATGAACCTCCTGGTTACACCAGGGATATTCAACATCACAAACCCCGTTGTTAATAGCCCGGCGGGAGCAGTGGGGATCTGCCGCGTATCACTGAGGGCAAATAACACTCAGGTGTTGCAGGAGTTTTATGTGATTGCGGGCAGCGGTTCTAATGCTAACCGCAAATACTCCCGAACGCTGGCCGGGGGATCGTGGACACCATGGGACCCCATCATGGGGCAGACCGAGTTTAATACCCAAATGGCGGCGTTTGGCATTGGAGCGGCTAACCCGACGATATCTAATTTTGACTGGCAGACGTTCAATTTCACGAACGGTACCAGTTATCAGGTTGCCGGTGCCTCCCAGGTTAACGCACCTGCCCCGATTGACGGCCTGAATAATATGTCAGTGGGCATTAACGTTTTAGGTATGTCAGGGGACCCGTCCAGCACCACCGCCATTTCCTGGTGCCTTATGCTGGTATCCGGCTATGTGAACGGCACGGGGTCAACCCGCAGGATGTTCCATGTCATATTCCGGGGCACAAACGGCAACCGATCCTATTCTGTAATGGAGCTATCTGCGGGAACGGATGCGGCCGATATGCGAAGCCGTATTGGACTAGGCAACGCGGCAACCCGGAATGTAGGAACAACGTCGGGAACGGTTGCAGATGGTAACGACTCTCGCTTAAACACCGTCAATGGTAAGACTGGAGGTACGATCACCAGCGCGGTGAGCGTTACCGGGCAGTTGGGAGCTAACAACCTGTTTGCGGCCACCGCGCCAGCGCCAAACACGCAAGGCACCCATATCGGTTGGAACGCCGAGACAGGAACAGGGGCAACGGATATTTACAACAACAGAGGGGGTGGGAACGGCGGTTTTAATTTCCGAATCGTCAACGTCACTAATACTCAGGAATTGCAGAAATTTCAGTTTCGCTATGATGGCGTCGGCCTGGCCCCTGGTGGCTGGCAGACCGGGTCAGATATTCACCTCAAGGAGAATGTCACCCCTGTAACCCGCGCTCTGCCTGCTGTTCTCTCGCTGACTGGCACAACCTGGTTGTATAAACGTCGAAAAGGGGGTAGCGAGACACTAACGCCTGGTGTGGGGTTGATTGCTCAGCAGGTGGAGAATATCTGTCCGGCGGCGGTCGCTACACATGAGGAACTGACCTATTTCGAGGACGATACCGCGCTACTGGAACATAAATCGCTGGACGTA